AAGCGGCCGTCCTCGGTCTCCGCGTAGTCGTAGGACTCCACGCTCACCTCGTCGTCCGCGGTGCCGAGCTTGCCATCCGGCCCGGCCTCCACGGTGGTTTTCGTGGTGCCGATCTTGACCTGGACTTTCGGCGGGGCTTCGGGGGCGGAAGCCGCCACGGATGCACCCCCCGCCGAGGCTCCATCACCGACCTCAGCCGGCCCCACTTCAACGAGGCTGACGGAGATCTGCCCTGCCAGAAAGGGCAGGTAGTCCAGGGGCGAGAGGACGATGCGCTTGCCGACCTTGACCCCGTCGCGGGTCAGGGCCCACTTGCCCTTCCCGAGGGCCTTGTCGAGCTTGGCCTCGAGCTTCTTCCAGCGCCGGGGGCTCGTCCCGGCACGCCGTAGGGCCTGCATGAGTGCGTTTCTTCCGCCGCCCATCAGAAACTCTCCTTGACCGGCTGGCGCGACATGACGTCGGTGTAGATCTCGCCCTGCCGCTCCCAGTAGGACTTCATGAAGTTGGCGTTGTGGTCGCCCCGGGAGGCGAGGTAGCCGATCTCGTCCTCGGAGCCTCCCTCCGCGGCCATCTCGCGGGACTTGAGATCCTTGTAGAGGTAGTACCCGCCGACGGCTCCTCCGACGGCTAGCACGAGGCCTCCGATGATGTAGGCGGCCTTGCTGCCGCCCGACTCCGCTTCGACTTGCTGTCCCAGCATGATGACCTTCCCCATCGTTGCCTCTCCCTGCCAGGCAGGTTTCCTTACCTACACCCCTCCCCTGGCGGCTTCCAGGCTACCAGAAGAGGTGTCCTTCGTCAATAGACGATCGTCTTATAGATCGTCTTTTTTACTTCCTCCCCTTGCTCGGCGACGCCATCTAGGCAATTCCCCACACCTCGCCCCACCGGAAGTGAGGCGGAGGATCCCACGAGTGCAGCGGGTAGCTGCGCCCCTTGGGGTCGATGTCCGAGTGCCCTAGAACGTGGTTCCGATCCAGGGGGATGTTCAGCCGGCGGCTCAGGTCGCGCAGGAGCCGCTTGAGGTTCTCGTAGGTCGCCCTGGAGAACTCCTGCCCCTCGGGCACGGCGACCAGCTCGATGCCGATGCAGCGGTTGCCTCCGACGCCTCCGGGCAACAGGTCGCGGGGGTTGACCTTGCCCGGCCAGCGATTCGCCCACCACTCGTAGTCCCGCGGCGTCGCGCCGGAGGCGTAGTAGGAGAGCCGCTCCTGGCGGTGCTCCCCCAGGCCGGCGTGCCACGCCTTGTGCGTCTCGGGGGTCACCTGGTAGATGCCCGTCTCCCCGACGACGTAGTGGGGGGAGAAGTCGATGACGGAGCCGTAGATGTGGAGGGCCGCCACGTCGGGGTGGACTCCCCACTCGTCGGCTCGATCCAGCACCCCGCTCCCGGTGTGGTGCAGGATGATGCAGCGCGGCGTCTCGGGCATCCGGTCGAGCTTCCCCTCGGAGAACGACTTCCCCGGTGCCCACTTGGTCAAGCTGTTCCGTCCGCCACGCATCTTCGGCGTCCACGCGAGCCAGGCCACGGCGGCAACACACGCCCCGCCGGCGATCCAGGCCCACTTCATCCCTACCTCCTGGGCCCCTGGAGGGTCGCCCAGAGCAAGAGCCCAGCCGCCCCCAAGGCGAGCCCGCCACCGATCCACAGCATCAACGACGAGGGCTCCCAGAGCCAGTAGTCGAAGAAGACCTCGTCCCCCGTGTCCCGCGTCAGGGTGATGAGGACCTTGCCCGATGCTGACGATGCCGCCGACAGCTCGTAGCCCTCGGACATCTTGGCCCGCAGCTCGTCGATCCAGGGCAGCACGTCGGTCTCGATCTCGACCGACTGCTCCGGGTTGACGAACACCATCTTGCCGTCGCGAAGCTCGTCGGCCAGCTCCACCGGGTAGAACGGATCGGCCTGGGTCAACATCCCAGCCTTGTAGCCGTCGATCACCTTCCAGCCCATGCGTCCGCCTCCTCGGGCCGGAGGCCCGTGTAGATCCTGTATCCGAGGTAGGCCGCCGCCAGCGGCAGGCCCACGTACAGCACGCCCTTGATGGCGTAGTCCCCCCACTTGGTGAGCTTCGCGAAGAACTCGGCGAGGGTCTGCGCCGTCTCGGCCATGGTGGCCACGGCGTCCCCGATGGCGCCGGTCACGCCCTCGCCCGCCCGCGCCATGCGCTCGGTGAAGGTCCCCAGCTCGTTCTCGACGTCGGGCGCGCGCTTGGCCGTCACGGTGGAGGCCCAGGCCGCGTCGCCGATCTGGGCGATGCTGGCGGGCGCGTCGCCGGTCTTGACGACGCACGCGATCGTGCGCACGCCGACCTGGCGGAAGCCCGCGCCCCCGGGGTAGAGGCTGAACCCCGCCTTGGCGAGCCGGGACTCGAGCGTCTCTCGCGTGGGAGCGGAGCCCGAGAACCCGAGCAGCACGAGGTTCCACGAATCGGCGGGGAGGAACGTGCTGGGTGGCAGCCATATGGGCCTGGTGCGCGTGAACTCCTCGGCGTAGAGCCGATCCAGCTCGTCGCCCGAGTCCTCGCCGGCGACGGAGGCGGCTCCGCCCCACAGGACCATCGCCCGGCCTCCCGTCGAGGCCCAGGTGCCCATGCGCGAGACAGGCGCCACGGGCTTCATCCAGGCCTTCATGACGATGCACTTGCCCGAAGGCCTCGCCGCCTCCCAGTTGCAGTCGAAGGAGGTTCGGGGGATCGTGGTCGAGGAGGCCCACATGAGCACGCCGGCCTCGCGCAGGAGGGCCGCCACGGCGTCAGCCGCGGGGCGAGGCGGCAGGTGACCGACCAGGGCGAGCGGGAGCATCACGAAGGACTGCCGCCAGACGCCAGCCGGGGCGATCTCGTTCTCGGCGAGCACGCTCGCGCCGAGGTTCTCCTGCTCGAACTTCTCCCAGGAGACGGGACGGGTCATGCGAAGGCCTTCCGGTGGATGAGGTAACCCAGCATCCGCTGGCCCTCGGAGTTCATGTGGAGGCCGTCACCGGAGTCGTACTCGGGGGCCAGGTCTCCGGCTCCCCCGAGCCAGGACGTGTCGGTGAAGCTGTCGACGGGGGCGTGGAAGGCGAGCCAGTCGTTGACCTCCTGGGTCTGCTGGTAGTAGTCCCTCCCGCGGACGTGTCGCCCCCAGGGCGTGAGCCCGACGCCGTGGACGCGGACCCCTCTGGCGCGAGCCTTCGTGAAGATCTCCTCCAGGTTGTCGGTGACGCGCTGGACCCCCCGCCCGCTGGCGAGGTCGTTGACGCCGGCGAGCACGACCAGATCGGTCGGCGCCCAGGCGAGCGCGTCGTCCAGGCGATCGGCGATGTATCCGCTCCCCTTGCCCTCGTAGCCGAAGCACCGGACCGTGCTCCCGACGGGGAGGAGGCGCTGAAGCTCGGCGCAGTAGCCGCCGTGAGCGGTCAGGCTGTCCCCCAGACAGGAGACCCGGCGGGGAGCCTGCACGCGAGCCCGCGAGGCCTTGATGGCCAGCAGGATCACGATCGCGGCGAGCGCCGTCCCGCCGAGGAACTTGAGGTTCACGTCCACCGCTTACCTCACCCGAGGAAGCCTACAGAGCGGCCTCACATCCTCTGGACGCAGGACTACCCTGTTGCGGAAGTCACTGCCGCAATTGATCTCCAACTCAGGGCTCGACACCCACCGTGTCTTGGACTTGAGCATCTGCGCGTAAGTTTCGAGGGCCTCACGCAGACCACGAGAGGTGCATTTGAAGGACCGACTCGCGATCCTTCCATACCCCAGCTCGTTCACCGGGTACTTCGTAGCCAGTATATCTATACTGCATGATTTGTCGTCCATCGGCTTACCTCTGCCTCCAGCTTCCCGGCTCCGGCCAGGCGGTGCGCGGCCCCGAGGGTCCGACGCGGCGCGATCCGCGCTCGTCCTCGCCGCGTTCGACGCCGGCCTGCTGGCGAGCGAGCCAGATCTCCTCGTCGGCGTCCAGGTAGAGTCGGTAGGTGTGCTTGAAGCGCCGCATCATGGCCGCGGTGCAGCCGCGCTCTTGCAGCTCCCGCATCGTCTCCTCGTTGCGGCGGAGAGCCATGCGAACCCTCTTCTGGCAGTACCGAGAGCAGTAGGGACCTCGGCGCATCGCGCGGAGGTCGTCGTCGAGCTGCCGGATCTCCTGATTCAGCGCCTTGTAGCACGACTTCTTGCTGCGTCCTTCGACTCGTGGCATCAGGCTCCTCCTCTACTCCTCAACCAGCTCCCGAACACGTAGCCCAGGAGTCCCACGCCGATGTCGGCAACGGCGTTCAGCTCACTCTCAGGGGCGCTGGTGCCGAAGACGCCGCGACGGAAGCGTTCGTCTTTGCCGTTCTCGATGACCTCGTACAGGACCGCTGCGACGCCGTAGATCCATGGGTTGAGCCCCACGGCCCCAGCCGCCACGCCAACCCCCGCGTGAATCATGGTCCACGGGAAGTCGAACGCCGCTTTGTCCACTTCGCCGATCATCTACTCCTCAAACCCCTCCGTCCTTGGGCTCGTCCTTCTTCTCTCCCTCGACCGCCTCGAGCTTCTTCTCGAGCCGCTCGAGCATCTTGGGCACCTCGGCGGTGGCCTCGAGCGTCGTCTCAGCCTTCTTCATCACCTCGGCCGCCTTCTCGGCGTCTCCGCCGGAGGTGATGTAGACCGCGCCGCCGAGCAGCAGCACGAGCAGCATCGGCCCGAACTGGAGGAACAGCTGCCACCTCTTGGATCCGTTCGTCGGGGGCGGGGCGATGCTCCTGCCGTTCTTCTCGGCCGTCTTCTTCAAGACGTCCACGTCGGTCCGCAGCTCGCCGACCTTGTCGCCCAGCTTCTCGATCTTGTTCCCGTGATCCTCCTGGGTGTCGCGGATGGCGTCCACGCCGCCCTTGATCTCGCCCAGGGCGCGGTTCAGCTCGCTGATCACCTTGACCGTCTCGTCGCTCATGGCGTCACCCTCTTCCAGCTGTCAGATGCGGTGAGGTCGCTGCGGACCAGACTGTTGTTCTCGGCCAGCTCCATGTAGGCCACTGGCGCCTGCGTGTGAGTGTTGTCGAGCACGGTGCCCTGGGAGACGCCGTTCAAGAACACCTCCCAGTTGCCGGCCGCATCACGAGTCACGCGCCACTTGTGGTAGACGTTCGGGTTGGGGTTGTTGCCGTTCAAGATCACGGTGGGCGCTCCACCGACGGTCACCTGCAAGCCCCAATTGCCCACAGCGTCCTCCGCAAGGAGATAGTCGTTCTGGACCGGGAAGTTGAGGTCACTGAGGAAGTAGTGGGCGTTGCCGCCCGCCGCGCCGAAGTCGATGCGCCAGGTGAACTCCCACTCGCCGTAGGCGGCGGCGGTCAGATCCTCGGTCGTGATCGGGCCGTAGAGGAGCTGGAGTGGGACGGTGTCCTCGCTCCGGTACACCTTGACGATCTTCCCGTTGTAGTTGTCCTCTTCGATGGAGCAGCGCCCTTGCGCGATGTAGAACGGCACCATGACGCCGAACCCGAGCGCGGGGAAGATGCTGGGATCCTCGTTGACCTGCCAGTCGAGGTGCGCTCCCCTGCCTGTGCAGATGCAGTACTGCTTCCTGGGCCACGTCGCCGCGCTGAGTGCGGCGTGGAGCTGCGCGACCTCGACATCAGGCAGCAGCTCGGACACCACCACCGCGGCCTTGAGCGGGTTCTGGCTCTGCCGGAAGCCGCCGTCCACGTTGCCGAAGACGAACGGGATCGGCGTGCCCGGGTTCAGGATGCCGGTGGGTGCCAACGCGCCCAGATTGATCCCGTCCTTGTAGATGGCGGTTGGGTTGTTGCTGTTGAACTTCGCGGCGATGCTCTTGCAGCCGCGGAAGTCGTTGGCGAGCGTGGCCGAGGCCAACCCGTTGAAGTAGATGCCGGTGTCGTTGACGCCCAGCTCGTAGCGCCGCTGGGCGCCGTTGGTGTACTTGGAGATCGCGGCGTCCGCGCTGGCGAAGGCGTCGGGGGTGCGCCCCCACCGCTTGAAGTCGCCGAGGGCCATCAACACGCCACCGTTGAGCCGCAACGACGCCTCGGCGTTGGGCTGGAGCTGGACGAAGGTGTTGGGGCGGAAGTCGAGGTAGTCCGTCCGCAGATCGTAGGGGAGCGATCCCCCGGGCTGCCCCGTCAAGCCGTTCTCGCTCCAGTCGTGCCATGATCCCGAGCGCGCATCCCACCAGAGCCGCAACGTTCCGCGGCGCATCAGCTCGAACAGGAAGTCGACGGGTCCGGCCATTACGGAAGCACCTCGTACCAGGTCACCACGACGATGGGCGTCTGGGCGTCATCCGCGTCCAGGTTGGTGACGCGCAGGGCGTACCGCTCACTCGCGAAGAGGATCCACTCGGGGTACTGCTCCCCGGAGGCGCCAGTCGCGAGCACGAGCTTGCCCCCGGTGGCCGTCCGCGCGAGATCGATCTGGGTGCCAACTCCAGCGGGTACGCTCCCCACCAGCATCTGAGGTGCGAACTGTGAGTCGGCGCTCAGATCGACACGGCGCTGGCGGTTCTCTGGGGTGAGTTCTACAAGGCGCGGCGTGTCGTACCTCTCGAGCAGCTCGATCTGGAAGGCCAGCGGGCCGCTGACCTCGATCACGGTGTGGGCATCGACGAGGGCGTTGGTCAAATCGAGGGTGAAGTCTATGCTCCCACCCGCGGCGAGGTCGGGCTCCTCGAGCAGGTGCCAGACGATCCCCTCGTGGACCTGGAACCGTGAGGTCTCGGAGATGCTCGCCGCGCCTCCAGCCTTCGGGTCGATGTGGTTGAAGCTCACGATGACCTCCTAGTACCAGCTCTTGCGGTTGATCCAGAGGTTGACGTTGTCGTTGCTACCCGACACCCGGTACGCCCGCAGCCGGAGCCAGCGGTTGCTCAGATGCTGGTCGAGGTAGAACATCTTGCTGAAGGCCCCCAGGACGTTGCTCAAGGGAGCCTGCCCGGAGGTGGCGAAGATCTCGGTGTTCACCGGGGTCCAGTCCGTGGCGGCCAGCGCCCCCGGCGTCACCGTCGGCACGTTGGTTGCGTAGATGTCCATGGCGATCAGGTCGGGCGTCTCCTCGCCCAGGTGCTCGACGATCACCTGCAAGGAGTGGCTCTCGAAGCCGAACAGGTCGATGTAGTTCACGATGGTGCCAGGGGGCGCGGTGAGGGGAACCTCCGCGATCTCACCGATCACGTCCTGGTAGGTGTAGATCGGCGCGATCTCCTCGACGCGGAGGGCCTGGGCGACCCAGTTGAAACCGGCCAGCACCAGCTCGCCGAAGCGGTTGGTCGTCAGGCCGATCAGATCACCGTTGGCGTCCACTGGGGCGCGCTGGGAGTCCGTAGCGTAGGCGCCGACGAAGGCCGCCTCCCCGGGCACCGGGTCGTCCTCTGGGCCCGAGTAGGGCGGGTCCACGGGGAGGGGCAGCGGCGAGACGATGATGACGTTGAGCGGGTCGGGGACCGCCCCTCCTCCACCACCGGCCGAGGCCGTGCCGACGACGAGCGTCGCGTCGTCCTTGCCGTAGCCCCAGACCTGAAGCCGCAGCCAGTCGACGTTGCCCACCTCGCTCTGGGAGGTGATCTGCCAGAACATCTTGGACGCCCCGCGGGTCTCGAAGACCCGGTGGGGAGCGTTTCCGGCTCCGGCGGCCTGGGGGTCGATGGCCACGTTGTAGACCGCGTCGGCGACCCAGCCGCCCGGCCCGAGGTTCGTCCCCGCACCCTCGCGCAGCGTCTTGTAGTAGCGCCAGGGCCGGACCTGCATCGTGGCCCCGCTGCCCACGGCGGTCGCTGGATCGGCGTAGAAGGCGGCGTGGACGCTGGCCCAGTCCTCGGTGTCGACGCCGACCTCTTCCTGGCTCGGGATCTTCTCGGACCCCGACAGCGTCTTCGCCTGGTTGGCCAGCTCGAAGTAGCGAGAGTCCGGGCCGATCTGCCCGTAGCCGTAGACGTTCTGGCGCGGAGGCTTGTTGGTCATCTCGTTCCTCTCACTCCTTGACGACCCGCGCGTCCGCGATGCGGATCTCGCGAGGCGGGTTCTGCTGCTGCTGACGGACCAAGCGCAAGATCCGAAGGTTGCGGCCGATCAGCTTCGCGGGGATGCCGCACGCCGGGCAGAGCGGGATCGTCCATCTGGCGAATCGGAGGTACAGCCGCACGTCCACGGCGGGCTCCCCGCAGACCTTGCAGGGAGGGTGGGCCGCGTAGGTCGCGTCGCCCTGCACCGCCGTGGCCGCGCTACTCATCGGCTTCGGCTCCAGTGAACGAGCGCCCCCACGGCGACCAGGGCCACGGCTCCACCGATGGCGATCTCGGTCCAGGGGATCTTCACCTCGGCCTCACCCTCGATCTTCACTGGGCCCGTCTCGTCCCCGGCCCCCTGAGCGAGCCACAGCGCGTCGAGGGCCTTGCTCTCCATGAAGCCCTCGGGCTCCTGCTCGACGGCGACCGAGAAGGCCCCGACGCCGTCACGCAGGTCGATCGGCGTCTTGCCGGGCATCTCGGCGTTCACGAAGGCCTTGTAGGCCGAGTAGCCCTCGAAGCCCGAGGGGGTCGAGGTGGGGCGGACCTTGACCATCCTGAAGCCGAAGCCCGAGGCCATGTCCGGCATGGCGTCGGGGTCCTGCGGCTGGGAGAACAGCAGCACGGCCTCGTGCCACTCCTCCACCGGGATCGACGCCTTGGCGTTCATCCAGCCGCTCACTTCGCGTACCTCCAGATGGCGTAGCCCGCGGCGCCGATGCCGGCCAGCACGAGCAGCGCGACGAGGCCCTTGCCGCCGGGCATCCCGGCCTCCTCGATGGGCCGATGGGGCGTCGTGCGCCCACCGTTTCCGCCATTGCCGCCATTCGCGTCCGGGATGCCTCCGCCGGCGTCGTCCGGGCCGAATCCGTCATCGGCCTGGCCTCCAGGTCTGCCCTCCTTGCCGGGGAACCCCCGAGACTCCTCTTGCTCCTCGGGGGTCAGGCCGGCTTGTCCTCCCGGCCCCTCGGCGTCCTCGGGCCTGATCCCGGTGGGGAGGTCGGGCATCGGCGTCAGAGCCTCGGTGGAGACCTCCCACGGCTCGTAAGCCGTCTCGTAGGGCGGGATCCACAAGGGCTTGTACGGCGGGCACAGGGCCGGCCAGCCCTTCGGCGGGGTGGTCTTGGCGCTCGTGCACTTGTCCGAGGCCTCGCGGTAGGTGTAGTGCTGCTGGTTCCACACCGAACGCTTGAGGGTACGGAAGTAGAAGAAGGTCCCGTTGCCGTAGGCCTTGTAGGCGATCCACGACAGGGTGTCGCCCCGCTTCGGGACGTAGAACGACCCCTCGCGCGGGTTCTCCCCGTTGCCGCCCTCGTAGACGGTCAGGTGCGAGTAGTCGGGATGCTTGTACGACATCGTCTACCTCTCAATCACAGGAGCCGCAGCCCTTCTTGGCCTTCTGGGGTGCTGGCTTCCGGGCCTTCTTCGAGGACTCGCTCGAGGCCATGCCCTCGCCGATCCCCTCGGCGATCCGCGCGATGCCGCGCAGGATGCCGATCGTCTTTCTCTTCCTCTTCGCCATCTACTTCCTCACCACGGTGAGCCCGATCTCGGCCTGGACGGCCGTCAGGGCCCACAGGACGTCCCCCGGGTCCATGTCCACCGGGTAGAGCGTCTCGTAGGGCACGGGCGTTCCGGTGGCCTCATGGCCCTTCCAGTCCTGGCCGGGCGACGCCAGGTTGCTGACCAGGACGGGGGTGTTCTCGGTCTCGCCGTCCCAGGCCAGGTGGCAGACCGTGACGTAGACGATGCACGGGTAGTCGGCCCGGTACACCGCCTGCGGCTCGGACCGCACGATGGCCCGCAGGGTCCTCTGGTCGCTCACTTGGCCCCTCCTTGCTGCACGCCCTGGACCGTGGTCACGACGTCCACGCTGTCTTGCGACCCGCGGTACCAGAGGTCGATGAAGAACGACTCGCCCGGCTCGAGGATGTAGGGCACCTTGGGCCGGTGGATCACGTAGGGGTTGACCGGGGGGTCACCACCCGTGGCGATCGAGAGCTGCTCGGAGATGCCGGTCATCATGATGAACTCGTTCTCGTGCCACGCCGGCCCCTCGGGGGGCAGGAAGCGTAGGATGTTGGCCTGGAGGACGTTGTCGGGGAGGTACGTGTTCACCTGGTTGACGGTGAAGTGCGTGATGATGCAGTCCTCCATCGGCGCGTCGCGATCCTCGTCGAAGGCCACCGAGAAGTAGCCGACGAAGCCGGCAGGGGCTTGGAGCAGCTTCGCGAGCACGATCGGCTCCATGCTGTCGACCTTCCAGCCGTGCAGCTGGTTCGCCGCGACGACGCCGAACGGGAGCGCGACGGGGCTGGAGTACTCCACGGCGAAGGTGCCGCCGCGCTGGAGGAAGTAGGGCGCCGGGAAGCGGTAGGCGAGCACGTTGTTCTCGGCGTAGACGTAGCGGTCCTCCTCGGTGTTGAGGGCGTGGACCGGCATCCAGCGGTCGATGATGCCCAGCCGTCCGCCGATGGCCACCTTGACCATCAGGTCGCTGTAGAAGTCGATCGAGTCGTAGAACGTCGTGTTGAGGAACCGCAGCTCGTCGATCTGGAGCTGATGCGGCGTGTTGTTGAAGAACGTCTCGGCGAACTGCGGGCGCCGCACCGCGACCTGCTGGTTCTGCGCCACGGTGGTCGTGACCTGCCGGATCCACGGGAAGCGGTTGGCCACGTACTTGCCGGTCGGGATCTTGTCGAGGCCGAGACGAGCCGCGGCCCAGCGCGACGCCGAGAGGCCACCAGGGACGCCCGACGCGACGGGTCCGGGCTCCTGGCCGGGCAGGAAGATCATGTCGCCGGGCATAGGCTACTCCTCCCTCCGCGGATCCTCGACTTCGAGGCAGCCCCGCAGGATGACGGTCATGGGCTTGTCGGTCTCCTCGAGGTTCTCGAACTCGAGGTTGAGGGTCTGGTCGGGCCGCAGCACCCACGAGGGCTGGAGCCGGCACGGAGCGACCGGGGGGTCGATGATGTTGGCCCAGTTCTCCCCCTGCCAGAAGGGGCGGTCCTGGGCGTCGATGATCTGGAGGATGCGCGAGCCGGTCTGCCGGTAGTCCCACTGGTGGGAGGCCACGCTGTAGAGGTCCACCGGGGAGTCGCCGGGGCAGACGAGCTGCCGGTCGTCCATCACGATGGGCGTGGCGGGAGCCGCGCCTTCCTCGAACTCCCGCACCGCGTAGAGCATGATCGGCTCGTCCTCGGAGATCTTGACCCCCGAGAAGACGGCCGAGTAGACGTCGCGGGCGCCCCTGACGGGAGGCCCCTGGTAGACCGTGATGCGCTCGCCGGGGTAGATGCGGTAGGGGCGCTTCCAGTACCAGACCGAGCAGAGCGGCACGACCCCGTCCTGGTAGCAGCGGTAGTCGTACAGGTCCTCGGTGAGGTACGGGCCGCCGAAGACGCCCATGCGGAAGCGGATCGTGCCGCCGTCGTCGGTGTACTGGCCGCCCTCTTCCTCGTCGGTGCCCTCGAAGATGATCACATCATCCAGGTGGGCTCGGATGCAACCAGCCGTGGAGAAGTCGGTGAGGCTCGTGGACGCGCGGTTGGTCAGCCCCGCGGCCGTGCCCGGCACCGTCAGCACCTCGCGGCGAGCGAATGGCAGGAAGTTGACTCCCATGACTACTTGACCTCCAGCTCGCCGAAGAGGCAGAGGTGAACCGCCTGCCGCTGGCTGGTGATGTTCTGGAGCGTGAAGCCCATGCGCTGCCTCGGGTAGAGGTAGGTGTTGGCCGGGAAGACGCGCACGCGGGGCCCCTCGTCCTTGTCGTCGTACAGGCGCACCATCGGCGCCAGGCACCCCACCGGGATCGGCGTGGGGTTGGGCATCCACTGAGTCCCGAAGGTCGGGTTCACGCGGTAGCCGATGTGGACCATGCCGCGCCCGTAGGGGTCGTTGTCCTCGTCCCGCCAGTTGGGCGTCTTGAAGAGGAGGCGCGTGATCCAGATGGACTCGCGGCCCCGGTTGAACAGGTCCGCCGAGTCCATGTTGGCCTGCTGCTCGGGCTCGAGCCCCGATCCGATCCTCCCGGCCAGGATCGCGGGCTGGCCGTCGCGCTTGAAGCACTTGGCCAGGAACGTGATCTCGGGGAGGGTCGTCTCGTCTGGGGGCGCCAGCAGGTTGGCGACCGTGACGCGCAGGCCCTGGTCGCGAGGCAGCTCGTAGGGCACGGGGAACCGGATGTCGGTCGCCAGGTCGTTGGCGCCCAGGTGCTGCCGGGTGTGGAGCGTCGTAGAGCAGTAGCCGTTGAGGGCCGTCTGGACCAGGTTCTCATCCGAACAGCCGCTCTTGCCGACCTCGACGACGGTGCGCCGGCTGATGCCCCCGTCCACCGTGTTGAACGGAGGCTCGGCGACCACCACCTGCCCGGCGACGGCCAGCGAGACGAGCCGCCAGCGGTACATCGACGTGTTCGCGAAGGTCGATGGAGCGACCTTGACGGTCTCCCCCGCGGGGATGCCGATCTCCTCGTGTAGCCACCGCGGCGTCTCGTAGCCGCGTTCGATCTGAGCCATCCTTCAGCCTCCTCGCTCGCGGGCCCTTCATGCGCTGAAGTGGGGGCGGGAAGGCTTGCACCCTCCCGCCCCGCGTTCAGAGCACGATGTGAGCCGTCACGCCTCTAGGCGGTCGGGCGCTGCCGCGGGCCGGTGAGGCGCACGGTCAGGCCGAAGCCGTCGAAGAAGGCGTAGTCGGCCTGGTCGTTGTCCAGGGCGCCGCGCGGCCACTTGAGGACGACGTAGAAGTTCTCCAGGGACCCCAGGTGGATCGGCATGGCCAGCCGGCGCGTCGCGTGCCAGCCCTTCATGCCGTTGTTCAGGGTGTAGACCTCGGCGCCGTCGGTGTAGTTGAAGCTGTCGAACAGCAGGCCACCGCCCTGCGGGAAGTGGTCGAGGCGACCCTCCACGAAGGACTTGGTCTGCTCGACGACCAGCTCCAGCCACGTCTGGTGCATGATCTTGCGCCACTTCCACACCGCCGAGGCCACGAAGGGCTCGGGGGTGATCTGGGTGCGGTTGTCGGCGTCGGCGAACTCGTCCGGGATCACCTGGAGCGAGTACACCAACATCTGGTGCCCCATGGGGAGCTGCCCCACGCCGGGCATATTGGTGTCGGCCACGGTCGCGGTCTGACCCACGGCCTGGCCGGGCACCTGCCCGCCGCGGCGGTACTGGAAGAGGTAGGTGTCCGCGATCTGACCGGCGGCGATCGTGGCGATCGGGAACACGGCGCGGCTGTGGAGGGGGTAGTCCTATCCCCTAATCAACCGCTATGTCTTCGCAGGGTCTCCACCTGCTGCTCGGATTTCTCCGAGGATCGGACTATATCTTCGGCTGCTCGGGCAGCCGCCGGGCGCTCATGGGGTCGGTTATCGCTCGCGTTGCTCACGACCCTAGTCTCTACACCTTCCGAGGTACCCTCATCGCTTCCCTCGGCTTGGCACGGGATTGCCACCAGCACGCCGTTGTCTGCGGCGCCTGCTGCGGTTTCCCCGTTAGCACACTCACTACTCGCTCTGTTACAGCAGTCGTGCACCCTGAGTCTCCTCAGTTCACCCGGTTTCTTACCCGTGGCTCACGCCGCGGGAGGGCAACTCCCTCTACCCCAGTCGGTGATGCGGACCACCGACCCGTCGCCGAAGGCGATCTGTCGAATGACGGCCATTGTTGTTTCCTTTCTCTGTCACTTCGATCTCTCTTGAGGCCCGAGCTTCACGGCCCAGTGCCTCGCCCTTGTTTCGGACGCCGCCCTAGTAGGACGGCCTGGCGCCGAACGCCGCGGTGTCGATCGCGGGGCGCAGCTGCGGAGCCACGGCCGCGGTCGGCATGACGCGAGCGCCGGAGCCGCTCGCCACCGCCTCGCCCATCCGGCGAGAGGCGGCCAGCAGACCCGTACCACCGTTGGCACCGGCGCCCAGGTACTTGCCGCTCGCCCACTCGTAGGCGAAGAGGCCGCCACCGACCATCAGCGAGAACGCGGCGCTCTGCGCCATGCTCCGGCTGCCGTCGGGGCCCCACCAGTACATCGGCACCGACAGCAGGAGGCCGCCGGCCGCGCCGATGAGGGGGGCGTACTTGGTCACCGTGGGGTTGCCGCTGAAGTAGCGGAGCGCCAGGGTGGTGCCGAAGGTCGCGGTGCTCCCGACGAGGGCGGGCACGATGTTCCGCGCGTCGAAGACGTCGGTGAGGCCCATGAGCGCCGACTCGACCTCCTGGATGTCGAAGTAGCCGGTGCGCTCCGAGGCGTCGTCCGTCTTGGCCAGGAGCACGTCGGCCGTGTCGTCGGCGTACTTGGCGCACCGACGCTTGCCGCTCGGTCCCGTCTGCCAATCCACGCACTGTCTCATCTTGCTTCTCCTCTCACGTTTTCCATTCGGGAAGATGTTCGCACATCCTGTTGGGTACGAACTGCTTGTTGCCCGGCGACGTGCACTTGCACCGCTTCTTCCCGTTGCGCATCCTCACCACCTTGACGGTGTCTCGGCTGCACGCCGGGATCTCGCGCCCGTGCCAGGTCGGCGCTTTGACGCGCTTCCCTGTTACCGGGGATATCGAACCAGGCTCCGTCCCTCTGGGGCGCCCCCTTCTCCGCTTTGGCGGAGCCGGAGGCAGCGCGGGATACGCGGCCTGTGTAAGATCGATCGTCTGTGCGCCAGGAGGCGCCTGAACGACTGATGTCATCGGGGTCTCACCCCCTTCGATCTGCTCGCGGCAGATCACCACGTAGGCGGTCAGAGGCTCGCTCCACGCCTTGACCGGCGTGCACCTCGAGTGTTGCTTCGGCTTGTAAGCCGGGAGTCCACTGAGCATGATGACCTTGCCTGCCATGCCGTTAATCCGGGGTTACCATGGCCCACGAGATTCGGCCCGAGGGCCGAGGCTGCATCTGGAGCGCGCCTCGTGAGATCATGGAGTTGGTGTTGAAGGCCGAGAGGATCGATCGGTCCTCACCTCGAGCCCCGACGGTCATGATGGGCTCGCCCGGAGGAGAGCCGCGACGCCGAGCCGGCGCGGGGAGCTGGGGGGAGATGTAGTTGGGGGGCGGCTTGGCTTCTCCACCGGGAGGCGGGGGCGTCGGGTACTCGGGCTCCCAGCCGCCACCGGGGCCGTTGCCCCACCCAGGCTCGCCGTACTCGCGCTCGCCTTCACCCTCCTCTTCGGGCCAGAGCCGCCAGAGGAGGAAGACGGCGCCAGCCGTCGCTCCGATACCAATGATCCACTTGAGCATCACGCGGCTCCCTTGTAGACGAGCATCCCGCCGGCCACGACGGCCGCGGTGACGCCGACGAAGCCGAAGATGTGGGCCCAGGGGGTGCCGCGGCCAGAGGCCTCTGCGGCGGCTTCCTGGGCTCCGCCGTACTCGGGGGCGCCGGAGGGGGCCGTCTCGGGGATGAAGCCGCCAGGCTTCTGGGCGGCGGCCTTCTCCATCATGTCGCGCGCCTTGGCGGCCCAGGGGCAGCCCATGTCGAGCGCGCTGTCGAGGACGCCCATCGCGGTCGCCTGGTCGCCGGACTTGTAGGCCTGCATGAAGGCCACGGCCTTCCTCTGGCAGGCGGTCATGCCCGGCGTCTTGCCCGAGGGAGAGTTGGCGGCGGGCTCGGCCCCAGACGGCGTGGCCGCCTGGACGTTGGACATCGCCTGGATGTTGGTCGAGAGCGGAGCCGCCTGCGTGCCGCCACCCCCGCCGTACTGCGAGGTGTAGGGCATCTCGCCGATGGCCGGCGCGCCGTAGGTCTGGCAGACGAACCCGTCGTCCCCGCGGATGACGGTGCCCGGCTGCGCGCCGGCGATGCCGCCCTCACGGCCGCCACCCGGGGCGTCGTAGGGCCCGGTGCCCGGGGCGTACTTGTTGAAGACGACGCCGTTGCTGTCGACCATCTGCGGCACCACCGGCTTGCGGTTCAGCATATGCTGGACCGGCTCGCGCAGGCCGGGGTGGAGCTGGCCGATGCCGGTCTCGGTGACGTAGGTCGCCCGAGCTGGCGCGGCCGGGATGGCGAGGCCGGCGAGGGTCTCGGGACGCTGGACGCTCAGGCCCTCGGCGAGCTGGTTCACGCCCGAGGGCGAGAGGCCAGCCTCGGCGAGCACGCCCCGCTGGATCGGGGTGCCGACCTGGAAGGGGACGAGTTCGGGCTCGCCGGTCCGGCGAATGAGGTCGTCCTCCTCGAAGGTCAGGTGCTCGGGAGCCATCGGGTCCATCTCGTGGCCCTCGTAGTAGTCCGAGGGGTTCGACGACACGGCGTTGTGGCCGCGGGGGTCGATGAGGGTCCCGGTCGGGTCGGCGACCTTGCCGTAGGTCCGCGCGACCTCCTTGACGAACCGATTGAGGTCCCGCTGGGCCACCTCGACCGGCTGGCCGAAGCCGTAGTCGTTCCGGCCCACGCCGAAGTCCCACGGGGCCGAGGGAGCACCGGAGCTACCCAGCGCGTCAGCCTCACCACCCGGAGCGTACCAGAAGTCCTTGTTCATGATCGTCTACCTCTCCTATCCAGCTACCGCGTTGGTCATCTGGTTGCTCTCCCTTCGGCCTTGCCGAGCCTCGAAGCGGCTCGCGTCAGCCGATGTATCCCCATCCGGCAGGGCGCCTTGGTGCCGCCGGACACGTAGTGCTCGGCGTCCTTGAGATCCTGGTTGACGAAGCTCAGTATCCTACGACACTCGGCATCACAGTTGTCCCGCTTCCTCAACCGACGAGCACGTTCCCGAAAGAACCGGACTCTCGTCTTGACCGCACGCTCGCAGGACTTCGCCATCGTCTACCCTCTCTTCGCCTTCCAGGCTATCCGGCCATCGACGATTTGCCTACGATAATCGTCGAAGACGAGGTATCCACAACCTCTACCACCGCCGGCTCCTCCACGCATCTTGCCCGCCAACCGCCTCGCTTGGGTCAACGTCAACCCCGTCGTGGCGGCCTGATCCGATTCCTTGGTCGCTGAGAGCCTCCCCCGCCTGCCCATGTGGACGCAGACGAAGCGCACCGAGAAGTGCCGAGCAGGCTCCCTCGGTCCGGTGTCCATCAAGCGGAGCAGTTTTTCGAGGCCACCCTCAGCCATCGTCTACCTCACCTTCCGCGTCTCCACCCGGCCTCCGTGGAAGACGGCGTGGATTTCGTGCTTTCGGAACTGTCCGGGAGGCTCCCAGCCAGGGATGGCCGGCGCTTGCGTGGGGTCGAGGGCCATGTAGGCACCGGGGTTAGCTCTCGAGTGGACGCCCACGGTGGTGTAGATGTGCCAGTTGCGGTTGTCCGCGCTGATGACCGTGGCGCCCACGCGGTAACCGAGGATCGCCAGGATCGAGCCGAGGAGGATGACCATGTCGTCGCAGTCGCCGGCCCGGACCTGGAGGGTGCGCTTGGCGGTGGCGTAGAGGTCGTAGTCACGCGGGTCTTGGCGATAGGCGATGTTGTTCTTGACCCACCAGAAGACGGTGGCGACCTCGGCGTCCTCGCAGGCCCACCCGGCGCACTGCTTGGGCAGGTGGGAGACCATCGAGAGCGCGACGGCGCGAGTCTCCGGGTCTCGTTGGGACGCGTCGATCTGCTGGGCGATGAGGTCGAGCCGGTCGTTGATGCCGTGGACGTCTCGGACCTGTGCCGTTCCGTAAAGGGCCATCCGAACTCCCGCGTGTCAGAAGGTACACCACCCTCTCGGGAGCCAGCTTACCGAGCTATCAGGGGCTTGTCAAGCAGAAGTTACACTTTCGCCTTCACCTGCGGGCTGGGGCCCGGGCGTGACGGCGTGCTCTGGGGAAACATCTTGCACATCGGGGGGTTGGCTGTCAACCCCCTCGGGCTCGGTTTCCACCTCGATGACGGGGGGCTCGGGCTCGGAGGCCGAGGGCTCGACGATCTCCACGGTCCCGATGGGGCCCGGGGATCCGGGCTCGCCGACCATCTCCCCCTGGGCCCGTCTCCAGGCCTTGGGGGGCTTCATGTCGATGTCGTAGTGCTGCCGGTACTGCTCGGCGGCGGCCCACTCGTCCTCGGACTCGGCGATGAACTGAGCCAGCTCGACGATGGCGTCCCGCGCCGCGACGATGCGCTCGTCGCTGATGTCGATCTGCCCGGTCTGGCGGAGGTTGACCAGGATCCCCACCGTCCCGGCCTCGGCGTTCTCGAACCACTCCTCGGCGGCCTGGATGTTGGCCGTGGTGTGCTTCCAGAGCCGGTAGGCCGCCTCGTGGAGGTCGCCGTCTTCCTGGGCGATGGTCTTGATGATCCGCTGCATCCCCGAGTCCAGCTTGTCCAGCCGAATCACGACCTGGGGCGGCGCGGCTGCCTGCTCGCCGTCCGGGTGCGGCATCGGAGGCTGCGGGAGCTGCTGCGGAGGCATCCCCTGGTGAGCGGCCTGCATCGCCGGGTGTGGCATCACCTGACCGGGCATCCCGGCGACCATCTCCTCCTCCATCTCCGCGCCGCTGTTGAAGGCGGCCTCGGCGACCTGGACGACCCCGCCCAGCACCTCGCGCCCCATCTTGAGCCACGCCGGCTCGTTGGGGCTCTCCTGTGGCATCAGGTTGTTGGCGACCACGCCCATCACCTGCACGAAGTTGCCCATGAAGTTGGTCATGGTCTCGGCCTGCTTGGCGAGGCGATCTTCGTCGGACGGCTTGGCGAGCTGCATCTGGAGCATCTTGTCGTAGACGTTGAACATCTCCTTGCGAGACTCGCTGTCGGTCTGCGACTTGGTCTGCATGAAGGCTCCGACGCCAGCCACGGCCGACCCGAGAGCCCCCACGACGGAGGGAGCGAGGGCCTTGATGGTCTCGGCCGTGTCGTTGCCCTTCTGGCCGTCCATCAACTTGGCGATCATCTCCTCGTGCCGGCGTTGGGCTTCGAGTGCCTGCTCGCGGAACTCCCGCTGCATATTCTGAAGCTCGGCCTGGCGCTTCTCCTCGCGACGCTCCTCGCGCTCCTTGTTGCGCTCCTCGCGCAGCCGGCGCACCTCCTCGCTCTCCGCGTCGCCCTTCTGGGGCAGCAGCGCGGCGAGCAGGGTGTTCGTCGACTGGTTCATCATCATCATCATGTCCGAGGTGCTCATGCTCTGCCCTGACAGCCCCATGTACGAGCTGAAGGCCGGCCCGGCCATCCATCCGGGCTGGCCGCCGGGCATCGCCTGCATGGCCATCGGGTTGACGCCCAGTCCGGCCTGCTTGTCGCGCATCGGCTTAGGGTCGAGGGGCGGCCCGGCGATGTCGTAGAGCGCGGTCTTGTCGGGGAGGCCTGGCACCTTGAAGACCACCTCGTACATCCCACCCCCGGCGTACTCGTTCAGGAGCGGCTCGACGCCGCCCTGCTGGAGGGTCTGGGGGTTCATGTTGTGGATGATGTCGAGGTACTGCGGGCGCGACGTGACGCTGTCGCGCTTGCGGATCACGAGGCTGACCGTCTTGGCCGCGTTGGCGGCCTTGTCGATCACGTCGTTGATCTCCCTCAGATCATCCGGCAACGCAGCGTCGGCCGGGTTGCCCACCGACTTGGCGACGGCCTTCCCGGCTTCCTTGATGACCTCAGCTCCGACCTGTGCGTGGACTTCTTTCTTCGCTGCCATCCTTCGCTTCCTTTCTCTGGAGGACTCGGCTCCACGTCTCGTCGACCGTTGACTCGTCTTCGGCGGCCAGTCCCCACCGAGCCTGGGCTACCGCCGCGATGACCGAAGACGAAAATGCGAGTTGGATCACTTCGAGGGGGCCGAAGCCCCCAACGAGGCTGATGACGGCGCCTCCCCACCAAGCGTTGCACGCCGGGCAGAAGGCGAGCGCGTCGAGACCACACCACCGCAGCAGCTTGCGCGCCGGCATCCTCACGAGGAAGCCGATCTTGCTCCCGGTGATGACGTAGGCCACCCCGAGGGCCACGATGCCGACGCTCAGGATGTCGAGGATGAAGACGATCTGCATGGACGTGCTACACGAGCGAACGAGCCCTCAAGACGTTCCGCAGTAACGCCACGAAGTCAGCCTTCTCGATGCGACCCTCCTCGAACATCTCGAGGATCTGCTCCTCGATCTTGTCGATCACTTCGGCGGCTTCGTCGACTCGCTCTTGCCTCATCGCCTCCACGACCTGCTCGGCGATGGCTTCGGCCGACGGGATGGTCGTGAAGGTGGTGGCCGGAAGAGGCCGCTGCGGACACGGATTCCAAGGCTGCTGGTCTCCGTCGGGGATCGGTGCCGCGTACATGAATGTCCCTTCCCAAGTCATGTCTTCCTCCTAAAAATCCATCTGGCGCTTGCCCGAACGAGAGATCGAGAAGGCCTGCCCGCCGTTGGTGCGGGGCTTGAAGGCGGGGCACGGGATCCGCTCCATGCCTCCCTCTTGGATGTAGCCCTGGGGGCCGACGTAGCTCGAGTCGGTCACCCAGCGCGAGATGCGCGCGTCCATGTCGCGGAAGACGAGGGTGCCGTCCCAGGCGTCGCAGAGGCCGTAGGTGGAGGGGTCGCTGTACCACTCCTGCTTGTGGCCTTCTTCCTGTACGGCCTGCCAGATGTTCTCGTCCCGCGCGGCCTCCTGGCCGGCGCGGTAGTTGAAGTTCTTGCACTCCCCGCAGGTGTGACGGACCTGCCGGATCGCTTCGACCTCGGCGTCACTTGGGGCGATGATGGGGGACTTCGACTGGTCCGCCAGCCGGCGGCGCTCCTCCTCCGTCATCTTCTCGAGCTTCTCCTTCGGAACGACCTCGCCGTACTCCCTCTTCGTCATCTCGCTTCCTTTCTACGTAGAGCCCACACCCGAGGGTGGAGTCGTCCACCAGCGCGCGATGCTTGGTGCACAAGCCGACGCGATCCGGGTCGGGAGACGGCAAGCCGCGAGCGTCGGCCTCCAGCTCGCCCACGTCCTTCCACATCTGGCAGACGCCATTCTCGAAGACGTGGGTCTGCTTCAGGTACTCCTCGCGGCCCCGCCGCTTGTCGTTGTAGAAGCAGTCCGCACACGAGACGTCGTGGACGGGTTCCCAGGGGAGGGGAGCGGCGCCCACGACGGGCCGGATGGCCATCAGCCACCCGCCACCCACGTCGGTCCAAGCGTTCGGCTCCTCCAGGTAGCTGCCTCCGTGCAGCAAGTGGCCGTTGGCGTAGACGTCATGGACGACGCCTCGGATGCCCCCTTGGTCCTCGAAGGTCTCGTGCTTCACCTCGACGGTGATGCCCAAGTCGCTGAAATCGGGGGGGTTCTGCTCAGTGCCTTCACGCTCGACGGGCTCGTCGGAGAAGTCCTTCTTGGCCAACAGGGCATAAGTGTAGCGTGGCGCGTTGACTTTGGTGGACAAAACCCCTCCTTCGCGATTTTTCCGCTTTTCTGAAAAGCGGATGGCCCGGTTTTTGCACTCCAGGCCGAGTGTGGGTATTGTAGTTACACCCCCTCTATCTGTCAACCCCTAAGTGAAGATCAAGGTCACTTTCCTCCATAGGGGCTCTCCAGCGAGGTGGGAGAGGGCGGCCCTCGAGGGCTCCCTCGAAGGCTCCCTGGGAGGAGGGAAGAGGCCCTCGGGAAGGCTCCCTCTCCCTCCCTCCAAATTCTGCTCCTACTGTCAGGAGGTTTTGGATCCATAACCCCCCTCGAGGGAGCCCTAGAAGGGCCATAACTACACGTCAGGAATTGTAGGCAACCGGCTACTGCTACATCCACGATGGTTTCGTTATGCGTGAGGCCTCTCAAAAAAGTGCTCAAAAGACCGAAACTATGACCAAAACCTCGAGTTGCCACGTATTACGACACACCCATAAAAACAAGAAGGATTACCAAGGCTTACACGAACTACATCGCCTTCCCTCTTATAAGTTTTTATTATATATTTTATTATTATTATCTATATATAAGAGAGAGCAGGGCAGCGAGATGACACAGCTTTTCGGAGAGAGGAGGAGGTTTAGGAGTTTTGGTCACGACAACAGATCTTGTCTTGCAGGTAGTGTCTAGGTGGAGTCTGTAGGTCAGCTTTAGAGAGAGAAGGGGGGGTTTGGGAAAAAACTCCCTAAACCCCAAAACTGGATCTAAGCAAGTAGGATCGTTGAAGAAATAGTTTTTCCCACCCCTGTTCGTAACCTTGGGGTCACTCCCCCCAGAAGTACAGCAATGGCGGACGCCCACCTTTGGAGCTAGAGGGCCCGGGACGCTGCACGACCTCCCCCACTTTCATCAGGGTGTCGAGGGTGGCTCGGGCCTTCCGCTTCGAGAGGTTGGTGTTCTTGGCGATCTCGGGGCAGCTGGCGCCAGGGTGGCCTCGGAGGTAGGCCTCGATCGTGCTCTCCTCCTGGCGGTCCTCGCTACCCACCACGATGCCGAACAGCTCGAGGAGGGATCGCTTCAACAACCCACCGATCTGGAGGGCCCCCTCGACGTCTGACGCGTCGATGTGGACTACCTCTTCTATGGGATGGCGTTGGCGGGCGAGAGCGAGAGCGGCGGCGATCCTCGAGATCTTGTCTTGGAGCCGCCCCAAGCAGCTGAAGATCTCATTGGGGTACTCCCGCCGGCGAGCCTCCACTTCTGCCTCCACCCAATCCGCGATGTACGCCGTCAGGGTGTGTGGGAGGTAGACGAGCCCTCGATCGGATTCGTTGAGTGTTTGGAGCCAGTGGCTCAACATGGTCTCGACGTCGGGGTTGGAGGATCGGTATCGGCGGTAGGTGGCACGGTCGGAGGCCCAGATGGTCATCCGCGGCATGAAGCCCGACCGCCAGTCGCTCGTCGTCGTCTTCTTGAGGAGGGTGTCGGGAGGGATGCCGCCGAGGATCGAGACGCGGACGCGAGCGATCGTGATGCGCCCGCCGGCCATCGTCTTCCGATCCAGCGGGCCGCCATCGTAGGTCGAGAGCAGCCACGAGCCCAACCCGGTCAGGTAGCTCTTGCGGGCCGAGTCGAGCAGGAAGGCCATCTCGTCGTGGTAGAAGATGCCGATGCCCGCGGTGTCGGGCTCGGCCAGGTAGGTGTGCCACGCTTCTTGCGTCCCGTCCACGGGCATGACGTGTTGGGGCGCGGCTCGGGCCAAGAGGCTTCGACACAGCTTCATGGCCTGGGTCTTACGGCTGCCCGAGTCACCAACGATCATCGACCACAGCTGGAGGTTCTCCCGGTAGGACCCCTGGTCCGTACCGATCTGGAGTTCCCACTTGCCCGCCGCGGCGAGGAGGGTGGTCAAGACGGAGCCGAGCTGGAACCACAAGGGAGCGTCCGTGCATCCCTGCACGTAGTCCATGTAGTCAGCTACGAACCCCTCGGGGGGTATCAGGGGGAGTACTTCGTCATTGTAGACTGCCCAGGGCTCACGGTACGTCCCCACATCCTGCGGCATGGGCCATCCCTTTCTCAACTTGTAGCACGAGAGGGACCATAGCAGGGCGCCCCCACCGCCGTCAAGGCACATTTGCGAAAAAATCGGCACGAACCCCCAATTTTCCGCTTGACAGCCCGCTTTAAGCCCTTTAATCTGGCTGACCATGAGCGTGGCCTGGGGAATCAAGGGCGTTTTGCCCGTCAATCGAGGGTGGTTTTCTGTTGACAAGGCTTCCATCCCCGAGTACTATCCGATACTGGCGGGGGAGTGCGGCCTACGCACGACCTTCAAGCGAGGTCACGAAGACGAACTTCCCCATCGACTGTTGGTACACCTCACACACCTGCCCCTCTTGCCCGGCTGGGCTCCAGGCAGCGGTCCCGTCCTTGGCTCACAAACCGCCCCCGCAACCTTGGAGCCCGCCGGGCCTCTTTCCACGCCCGCCTGGTGGGAGGAGTTGAAAGACGAGCAGCGCGAAGACGCCCTGTGGACCCGCGAGCGGCCGGGCGTCCTCATCGCCAACGGGCTCGGGAGCGGGAAGACGCGGACGGCCTTGGCCGGGTGCCGGCCGCCTGCCCTCATCATCTGCAAGAAGTCTGCGGTGCGGCGCGTGTGGGCCGACGAGCTGGACTACCTCGGCTGGAGCTACACGATCCTCGAAGGGCGCAACGTCAGCCTCGAGGCCATGGAGGAGCCCGTTCACGCCTGGATCCTCAACTACCACGTCGCGCCGGCGTGGCTCCCCTACTTCGGCGTGGCCGGCATGGGCCCGAACCCCACGACCCTGATCGTGGACGAGGCCCATATGCTCCAGAAGCGGCAGCTGTCGTGGTCTCAGGCTCTCCGAAGCCTCAACCCCCAGCTCACCATCGCCCTGACGGCCACGCCCATCAGAAACCGGCTCAGGAGCTTCTACGGCGTGCTGGACGCCATCGCCCCGCGGGCCTTTGGTCACATCTTCGAGTTCCGGGTCCAGTACTGCGGAGCCGTGATGGGCGAGTACGGCCTGGTGGACGGGGAGCCTTCCGAGACCGCCCTCTGGCGCCTGCGGCAGAGGATCCGCCCCATCTTGCAGAAGCGGGACCGTGACCTCGCGATCCCGATCCACAGGGAGATCTCTCAGATCTACGTCGACCGAGACGACCTGGCCCGTCTGCAATCCGCAGCGGCTCAAGACGCCATCGCCAACGTGGGCAAGGGGCCGGGCATCCACCTCAGTTGGGGCAACAGGGAGCGTCAGCTCGCGGGCCAGCTCAAGGTGCCGTCGGCGACCCAGTTCCTCGCGCGCAGAGCCGGGACCGACCGGGTGGTGGGGTGGTTCTGGCACAAGGACGTGCTCAAGGCCACCAAGGAGAAGCTGAAGGAGCTGCTCCCTTCGAATGTCAAGATCGACGTCCTCACCGGAGAGATCACTCAGTCTCGCCGGGACAAGATCATCACCGAATGGCGTGACGGGGACCCTCACGAGCCTCGCGTGCTCCTCGCTACGATCGGGGCCGCGAGTGACTCGATCGCCCTCACCACGGCAGCTCACGCCTTGTTCGTCGAGAACGATTGGGCCCCACTCCAGCTCCAACAGGCCGAGACGAGGACCCATCGTTACGGACAGAAGCACCCGGCGTGTCACGTCACCTACATGACGATCCCTCGCACGAAAGACGACGAGATCGCCCAGGCGTTGCTCGAGAAGGCCAAGGAGGCCGAGCAGGTCCTGGGAGAAGACGGCCAGCTGGCCCAGATGCAAGCCCTCGCCGGTGTCGACGAGGAACAGGGAGAGGCTTCCTTCATGGAGGACCTCGCGAACCAGATCATCGGAGGAATCAGATGAATCAGCAAGTCCACGACGAGAACATCAACATCCGCCGGGTAGGCGACCTCGAGGTCTGCGCGCAGTGCGGCAACCCCATCGTCAGCAAGCAGCACCACGCCTACCAGGGGCCGGACAACCAGTGGTGGGCTCGCCTCGAGTGCACGCACTGCAACTGCGTGCTGCACATCCGCGGGCCCTTCAAGGACATCTCCCAGACGGGTTGCGGCCTCCCCGGGGTGCGTTAGATGGGGCAGCAGCGTAACATCACGGTGCTCGACAACGACCGCGGCGACCGACTCGTCGCCGAGCACCTGAAGCAAGCCATCACGGCCATCACGGCGACCGGGCACACCGAGGAGTCGGCGCGCCAGATCATCGACATGATGGCCGTGGAGACCCACAAGATGGCCTTCGCGATGCTGCCATCGGCCACCGTGCACCAGCTCGCCGCGATCTGGGGCGCCGGCACGGCACTCGGCGTGGCCGAGCTGCTGATCGACGGGCACATCTCCGAGGGACAGGTGAGCGAGGTCGCAGAGATCTTCTGGTCCTCGTTCCGGCAGCGGATGCCCGAGGCCAAGCAGCGGATCGCGGCCTTCAAGGCCGAGTTCGAGAAGCAGCGCAAGGCCGCAGAGGACGCGCGAGCCCGAGCCGAGGCGGCGCAGGGCAAGCGGCCCGAGAGGTCGGACGGCCTCAAGCAAACCCGGTCGGGGCTCTACGTGCCGAAGTCGATGCTCAAGGAGTAGGGGAGATGGACACCTGGGGAGACGTTTGGGCGACGAAGGCCGTCACGCCATCTTGGCAGGACGTCCTGAGCCCCGAGGAACGGCAGGGGGGAGGCACCCCGTGGGGCAGCTCGCGGTGGGCCGTGTTCGAGCGGTGCGAGTACCTCTACTGGCTCAAGTACGTCAAGCGGATGAAGCTGGCCGAGCCCAGCCACCCGCTCGAGATCGGCGGCCTCGTCCACGAGTGCCTGGCGGCCTACTTCCAGACCTTCCTCGACTGGGCAGACGACGAGTCGAGCAAGGCCTGCGACCAGGCGTGTCTGGAGTCCATGTTCCGGCTGGTCGACCTCAACACCAAGCCGATCCCCCACATCGCCAACGAGGCGCGCCGGCTGCTCCAGGGGTGGCTGGTCATCAACGGACCCGGCACCTCGCACGACGAGCGGGCTCGGACCCTCGCGGTGGAGGCCTTCGCCGAGGTGAACCGAGACGGCTTCCCGTACTCGACCCGCTTCGACCGTCTCCTGTGGGACCCCGAACTCGACGGCGTGGTCATCGAGGAGACCAAGACCGCCTCGCGCTACAGCGAGAGCTTGCTGCTCGGCTACCGCATGGACCCGCAGTTCCTCGGCCAGCAGTACGTCTACCGCCGCGGACGCCTCGACCGGAAGTACGGCCCGCTGCGCGGCTACCGGGTCAACCTGATCGTGAAGACCAAGGGCCCGGACGTCTACCAGGAGACCGTCCCGATCCTCGTGCCCCAGATCCGGGACTGGATGCAGGACAAGAAGCGGATGTGGTCCCGGCTCGTGCTCTGCGAGGCCGAGGGCCGGTGGCCCAAGCGGCGGGCCAACTGCGTGATGTACGGCCGGCGGTGCGAGGCGCACGACCACTGCGCTTGCCTCGGCAAGGGCGCGGGGGCCTATCGCGGGTGGGTCAAGAAGGAAGACTGGGAGGTCTGATGGGTTACTTGCAGTTCAAGATGCGCTTGGTTCGGAAGGACGATGGTCTCCAGGTTCACAACGAGCTGGAGGGCAGCGACTTCGAGGCCTCGGTCTCGGAGATCTGCCTCACCTTCGCCAGCTACCTGGCTCAGATCCTCAAGGACCAGGCCATCAACAAGCTGGAGGAGCCCGACCCCACTCGGCCTCCAGACGTGCGCCAGGGGCACTTGCTGGGCTCCTACTTGCTTCAATCCATCGAGGCGACCCTCGACGCCTTCGCGGACGCCACCGACGACGACTCCCAGATCCTCGAGGACATGACCTTCGTGATGCAGCACACCTGGGAGAAGCAGCTGGCCAACAAGCTGGCCGAGATGGCGATGCGCCAGGGCGCCTCCTCCGACGAGGTCAACTGATGCGCCACTGGGAGTACAGGGTCCTGACGGACGCGGACGAGAGCTACTTCTGCGAGGAGTGCCAGATGGAGCACCGCGTACCCCTCGAAGACACCCTGAACCACGAGCACAACTTCGGCTGGGAGCCCGTGAGCGTGGGCATGGGCGGCGTGAGCGACGACGGGAATCCGAACTACCTGGTGATCCTGCGGCGGCCCATCCGGCCTCCGCATCTCTGCAAACACCGAGACGACGAGACGACGCGAGAGTCAACGACCAAGAAAGGATGTGAAGATGGCCCTCAACGTGAAACGGACGAGTGAGATCGCCGGGCCCGGAGCCCGCGCGACCGTGCTCTGCTACGGGAGGAACGGCAGCGGCAAGACCCGCTTCGCCGCGACCTTCCCCCACCCCTACTTCCTCGTGCCACAGAGCGCGGCCAACGAGATGAAGACGGTCGCAGCCTACGACCTGCCCGTCATCACCTTCGGCTCCGTGCAGGAGCTGGGCTCGCAGGCCAAGGAGCTGGTCACGATGGTCCAGTCCGGCAAGGTGACCGACTGCAAGACGATCGTGGTCGACAACCTCACCGCGATCCAGCAAGACGCCGAGCAGGAGTTGAAGCAGCGCCTCGGTCGGCGCCAGCTCCGCATCCAGGACTGGGGCGAGTTCGGCGACTTCTTCGTCGGCTTGCTCCACGCCCTGCACCAGAGCCCGACCCACGTCGTCTGGATCACGCACAGCGAGGTCACGACCATCACGAGCGAGAGCCAGCCCGACACCGTGGTGCACGGCTACACCCTGATCGGCAACCGCTCCAAGCGCCTGTTCCCCAACCGCGCGGACTTCATCCTCTACCACGAGGCCGTCGATCGCGGCGTGCACTACGCCAAGACCCACGACGGGCAGCAGACCGAGTACCTCGTGAACCTGAAGCCCAAGGGTCCGTGGGACGCCCGCATCCGCGTCGAGGCCAACCGGAACCGCGACATCCCGCAGACCATCCCCAACCACTACGACGAGCTGGCCACCATTGTGGGCTGGCCGTCCCAGCAAGAGGCCGAGGAGGCCGCGTAGGAGGTGACCCACACGAAAGACGCTGAGTAACCGGTGCTGCAAGCGACAACGTGAAAGACGAAGACGACAACAAAGGAGAAAAAAAGATGAGCGTTTTCGGATTCGAGTGGGATGGCCACGAGGCCGTCGGGACCGGGTTCCCGGAGCTGCCCCCCGGGCAGTACGTGTTCGAGATCAAGGACGCCTCTCCGGGCGTCGAGACCGACACGTCGGGCAAGCCCTACTTCCAGCTCCAGCTCGAGGTGATGGAGGACATCACCCACAACGGCAAGCACGTCGGGATGCGCCGCGGCGAGTACTGCTCGCTGGACTCCGAGCGCGGCCCCAGCGGCTTCGCCCGCATCCAGTTCACCAAGGGCTTGCTCGAGGACATGGGCCGCGAGGACGTGCTGCGCCCCGACAAGGGGCCGCAGGACCTGATCGGGCACGTCTTCAAGGCCGCCATCCGCAAGAAGGGCGACTACCTCAACCTCGTGGGCGCCGAGCCGTTCGACGGCCCGGTCGAGGCCACGCGCGAAGACCCGGCCCCGGCGCCCCAGGCGGCGCAGCCGGCCCCGCGGCGCACGGGCGCCCGGCGGTAGTCGCGAGATGACCGGACGGGGATCGGGGATTCCGGTGATTCCGCTCGAACGGGAGTTCCCGGGACTGCGGGTGAGGCTGCTGGCTGATCGTCAGGAAGGCGTCGTCCTCTGGGACGTGTGGACGCTGGACGACGACGGAGAGGTGATCCGCCACGAGTCTCGTCGACTCGAGCCACAGGAGCTGCACTACATGGGCGACATGGTGTCGCTCTTGAAGGAGGCCCTCAAAGCCTTGACTCCACGGCGTCGGGTTGACCACTGGAAGCTCCGATCCCCCGACGGGGTGACATCATGAAATCAACCAAGACCTTCAACTACTCCCGAGGGTTCCAAGACGCCCTCGACGAAATAGCTCGCGTCCGCGCCGCCCTGCTGCAAGCCGAGCCCCCCGAGATGGAGAACCCTCTCGGCTTGGCCTACACCGCGAGAGTGCTCGAGCAGGTCCACTCCCACTTGCAGCTCTACGTCACGGGCACCGATCCCAAGCTGGCCCGGCTGCTGCTCCGGCCTTCGGAAGGAGAAGCCTGATGCCCCACTTCAAGATCCCCGGGTACGTGAAGCTCGAGAAGTTCGTCTCCGAGGAGGCGCTCGACTCCCTCTACCGCGTGTGCTGGATGGCGCTGGACGACGCCTCGCCCGTCCGCCTCCAGATCCAGGGGCGGCTACCCGACGAGGAGCTGGGCGAGCGCAACCGCCGCGTGATGGCCGTCAAGGAGTTCGCGGCGTTGGTCTGGGAGGCCTTGCAGCGCAAGCGCGGCGAGGGATAGCGAGAGGAGATATCGAGATGCCTATCGACAAGAGTCAATCCGCCGCGGGGATGCTGTGGCGGTCTTCGACCTGCGTCCAAAGTGAAACGTTGCCTCGCAGCGTCGCAGGGGTGGAGCGCCACGCCGTTTTCGAGGGGTGGGTACAACCCGGCAAGCTGCCCGACGGCGTCCGGTTGTCCATGGGGGCCGCGGCTCGCCTCGATGACGACAACGTCCGCCAAGACTACGAAGTGGACGGTGAGGGCCACCTCGTCCGGCTGGGCAACCAGATCGACGAGGAGCTGTACCCTGCATATGGGCTGAAGTACATCGACAACGCCGGGGAGCGCTGCACCAACTATGGGATGGCAGAATTCACGGCAGACACATTCGGCACCGTCGCAAAGGTGGAGCGTTGGGGCGGCTTCGGCTCCTGGGCCGACACCCCCCGCAACCGCGAGCTGGGGCTCTTCAAGGGCGAGGAGCCCGAGAAGCAGTGCATGGTCTGCAACGGCGCGGTGGACCCCAACGACAACCACCAGACCTGCAACCCGATGTTCACAGGCAACCTGTGCGCCCAGTGTGACGGGACATGGGCTGCCTCCCATGGGGGCAACACTGATGGCATCTTCGGCGAGATGCAGGCGTTCCTCGAGCGTCACGGGTTCGGCCCCGACAAGCCGCCCAAGCAGGCCGACCTCGTCGCTGCCTACCGGGGCACCATGGATCCCTACTGGTGGCAGCACAAGATGTGCTCCCCGAAGAAGGGTTGGCGCGACACCGAAGCACTCGACGAGCCCGAGAAGCCCAAGGGGCCAGATGGGGCTGTCTTCAAACGCACCTGCGACTACTGCTTTGGTACCGGCGACGTGGACGAATCGGGTCTGTGCGAGGACTGCCGGCAGTACATAGCGGACCACAAACCTCACACCGAGCACACCGCCTGGATCAAGGCCAAGCTCGCAGACGGCCGCGTCGTCGAGTCGCCGATGCCCTCGCCCAAGGACGGCTGGGTCGAGACGTGGTCGGAGCGGTGGCAGGAGGGTGAGTGCGCGACGTTGGCGGGTTCTGCGGCCAACACGGTGCATTGCCAGGACGTGTGGCACCCTACAGGAACCACCACTGATCTGCAATTCTTCGAAGGTAGCCCAGAGGCCTTGTGGGTGAGGGACATGCGAGGTCCCCTCGTCAAGCGCCGCTCCGTTGGCGCGACGACAATCCAGCCCTCTATCCTCGAAGCCAAACGCTTCGAGCGCAAGGTCGAGCCCGAGGAGCTGCCGGGGTACGCGACGGCGCAGTCTGTGGAGGACCGGACAGTTGCGGAGCTGAAGTCGATGCAGGCCCACTACGGCTACGGCGACGGCGGCTGGGGCCAGCCCAAGCAGGAGCCCTCCAAGTACCAGCAGAAGCTCCAAGAGGAGACCGCCGAGGATGGCCAGCGCCAAGACGCCAAGGCGCTGAAGGCCTACCCTCCGGGGAGTTGGGAGGAGTAGCCGTGGGCAGGAACAGCTACTGGTGCAAACTCACCGGCTCCGCGTGTATGTTGGAGGTCGAGTACACCTGCGCCTGCGCGGGGGTACCAGACGCCGACGGGGACGACAGGTGCCACTACTACGAGCCCGGTGACCGGCGGATGTGGCCCGAGTCGCTGGACGGTGAGCGCCCGACCATGCTCTGCAAGCACTACCGGGAGGGCGATCTGTGCCGGTGCCCCACGGCGGTGAAGAAGTGGGCCGAGAGCACCATCGAGGACCTCTGGGCCGTGGGGGAGTAGGTGGCTGACACTGGGACAATCACCATCACCTTCGAGGAGGGCGAAGACGGTGAGCAGACCGTGAGGACTTGGGTGAAGGGGTCTATCGATTTGGATCGTCTGGTGGAGGGGTTCATGTGGAGTCTGACCTCGATCCTGCGGAACAACGGGGTGGACGACACCGAGATCCCCGACCACGTCCGCGAGCATCTGCGTGACGCGATGCTCGGCGAGTCTTCCAAGAAGGAGTAGCCATGCCAACGAAGACCCTGCCCTACGACGCCAAGGAGAAGATCGTCAGCAACGTCCACTTCGTCCGCGCAGCCTTCGAGAGGATGGTGCAAGAGGGCATCGTGGACTTCGCCTTCGACCCGAGGTCGGATTACCACTACGACTTCATCGAGCACACCGTCACCTTCCACGTCACCTTCCGCACGGAGTACTCATCCGAGGAGGCCCGCCAGAAGATGATAGAGGTGCTGGGGCTGGAGCCGGAGGAGGGGTAGATGGATCCGCGACAGGTAGTGTACACCAGCGCGCAGGTCATGGCGCAGGCGGCCGAGAAGCTCGTTGACGAGATCGGCGCGGTGGCCTATGCGCAGTTGGTACTCAAGGCCCTCGGAGTTCCCCCCCACAAGATTTCAGATGATCCGCAGACGCTCAGCACCCAGATGGCCCAGGCCCTCCAAGTGCTGATGCTGTCAGAGACGAGCGACGACCAGTTCTACAACCTAATCGGTGAGGTCGCGAAGGCCGGGGGGACTGAGGTCAAGCAGTGCATCGCCGCCGAGCTGTTGCTGATCCAGCAACTGGGATTGAAGTTCGAGGAGGAGGAGGAGGAGTGAGGATGACACTTTGGCAACGTTTTAAGTTGTGGTTCAAGCCGCGGCGCGAACGGGAGCTATTCCTCGCCATGGGTGGGGGCCGTAACGTGTACCGTAGTTTGCGCGTCGAGCCTGGATCGATGTCCATGGAGGTAGGCACCACGGTGGCGGGCGCAACGGATCAAGACCTGCGTGAAGAGGTGGAGCCAGTAGAGGTTCTGCGCCTACTCGAAGAACCCGTGAAGTTCAGCATCGAGGCCCTCGACGAGAAGATTACCAAGCTCGAAGATCATGCGTTGCTGGCGGCCGAGGCCAACGATTCGGTGCCTGGCGATGTCTACCACGCCATCCAGGTACTCAAGGCACGCCGCCGCTACAACGATGTAGCCCACGAGATCTGCTGGCCGACCACGACGCAACAACGCATCGACGAGCTGTGCACAAAATACAAGCTGCGTCACGGTTCAGCTGTAATGTTCCTTCCTGGCCTCCCCGCCCAGGCCCTACGCGAGATGTCGAAGTATCGTAGGGCCGTCTACGACAAGGTGGTAAAGAAGGGCGAATCTCTAGACCCACGGCCAGACTACTCGCTCATCGCCAAGCCCCAGCACTTCCGTACTGAGCGAAAGGGAGATCCTATCCTGTTGGCGAAATCTCCGTTCGGGGAGTTCTTCTACGTCCTCTGTGCCTGGGATGAGGAGGTCAACATTGTCGAGGAGTTGCTGGCATGAAACAGCTCTACGAGTACCTAGGATGAAGTTTGAACCCCACCACTGCGGATTTTGCCTCCACTCGTCTCCGTCGCCCAAGTATGGGCGTGGGTTCCAGGTGTGCATGATCCACCCCGACGACTCCGAGGACGGCTACGAGCTGTGTGGGTGGGTGAGGCAGCGCAGCAACATCATCCCACTGGGTGGCGAGCGTGGGGACTTCTGCCCCGATCACACCCCCATCGCGACGGCCCAGTGGGCCGATACAGGAGAACGATAAAATGACCGCCATCACCCACTACTGCCCCAGCTGCGACACCCCGCTCGAGGTTCGTGAGTACGGACCCGAGGAGGATTGTGGCCTCGGCGAGCCCGGCCACGATGCCTACCTCGAATGCCCGCGCTGCAACTGGGAAGCCAGCGCCATCGAGCAGGACTCGTTCTGCGCGGCCTGGGCGCACGTCACCGGGTGCCACAGTCGCGGCATCACCCTGATCAACGAGCCCAGGGAGAAATAACATGACCAAGAACATCATCAGATCCATAACCGTCTGGGACGAGTACGCTGGTGGCGAGCGCCGTCCGCACCTCATCGAGGCCAAGGATCTCGCCGACGCGCGGGATCAGGTCTGCAAGCTCATCCGCAAGGTGGGCTGCCAGCGGCAGCTCCCTCTGACCCACCAGGCGATCATCCACCGCGGCTGGCCCCCGAAGCCCGGCGACTACGTCATCCACGTCGGGGCGCTGGAGAGCATCGAAGACGTGTTCCTGGGCAAAGCCGCGTCGGTGGCCGTTGGCGCGCACGACCGGATAACTCGCGACTGCACGCCACACAACCCGACGTACACGTTGGAGTCGGGCACGATGGTGCACCTCACCAACGAGGGGCGGCTGTTCGACGAGAAGAACCCCGCCAGGGTCTGCCACTTCTGCGGGCACGCCTTCTTCAGCGAGACGCTGATCCAGATCGACGGGGCGGACGAGGACGGGCTGAACGAGTGGGCGTGCTCGACGTGTTACGGCGAGCTGGTCCCCCGCGCCAACGCCCTCCTCTGGCGCGTCCGCAAGATCCTCGAAAGCGACATGGCTCACACCGACCCAGTGGCCCTGGTGGCGAAGCTGCAGAAGCTCGTGGCGCAGAAGTAGGGCCGATGCCCGTCGTCCACAAGCTCGAGAAGGGGCCCATGCCGACGCGCACGATGTGCGGCTTGGTGCCTTGGTATATGCACCCAACCTGGGACTGGCCCAAGGACAACCGCTTCGCTCGCACGGTGCACCAGAGCTGGCGCGGCGTGACCTGCAAGCGCTGCTTGCGCACCAAGCCTCGATGACCGACCTCCACGCTCTCATGCTCCGGCTGTTCAAACGCATCGCCGTCGCAGGCCCCGCGAAGTGCTGGGAGTGGCAGGGCTACCGGCAACCCTCGGGCCATGGCCACGTCAAGGTCGGCGGCCGGGCGCTGAAGAGCCACCGCGTGGTCTACGAGCTGTTCCACGGTCCACTGGAGCGCGACGAGGTGGTCCGCCACCTGTGTGGCAACGCCGCCTGCTGCAACCCCAGCCACCTCGCCGTGGGGACGCGCCAGGAGAACGCCTGGGACTCGCAGAGGCACCGCACGTTCCCCCAGAACGGCGCCCGCCTCGACGCTGACACCGTCATCGAGCTGCGGGAGAGGTACGCCCTGGGCTTCCGCGGCTTCAAGGCTCTGGGGAGTCTGTACGGGGTCAGCGAGGCCACCGCCTCCGACATCGTCCACCGTCGCACCTGGCGCGACGTGGAGTACCGCGACTGCTACGACCCGGAGGCACCGGTTCCCTTCTGATTATTTTATTACACTCCACTGGAGCGTCGGGTAGAACTTTTGACTCACAAGGGGAGGCTCAAACATGGCAAAATTGAAGGTGTAGAAGCTCGTGGCGCAGAAGGAAGACGCCAAGTAAAAAGTGCTTGACACCTCGATCCTCCCCATGATAGCAAGTAAACTAGGCCGGGAGTGTACCCTAAAATGATACCTTGCAAAGAAGGCGCATCGTGCCCCAGCTGTCCGCTCTACGAGGTGGGCATCCCGGTGGCTGACCGTCCCGCAGCCTCGGGCGTGAAGCTGGCCCTGGTGGGCGAGATGCCCGGCAAGGACGAGGTCGTCGAGAGCCTGTGCTTCGTCGGCCAAACCGGCCAGATGGTCGAGGCCGCCATCCGCCAGCTCGGGTCCCCGCAGCCCTACATGACCAACGCGGTGCGCTGCGGGCTCCCCCGCGGAGCCAAGCCCTCTCCGTCTCAGATGCAGGCCGCCGCGGACATCTGCGTGGGCGACGTGGTCGCCAACCTGCGCGAGGGAGGCTTCTCGGTCGTCATGGCCCTGGGCGGCTTCCCCTGGGAGCAGCTCTCGGGCTTCAAGGGCATCGAGAAGTACCGTGGCTGCGTGATGGACGACCCGCTGGGCGAGCCCTGGAAGCTGACGTGCAGCATCCACCCCGCGGCGATCCTGCGCCAGGAGATGTACTACCCCTGGGTCGAGCTGCTCGTCGCCGACCTCGGCAAGGCCTTCAAGCTGGCGTCCGGCGAGCTGGACGTCTGGAAGCCCACGGTGCTCGACGGGTGCGACTACGACGCCGTCCAACGCTTCCTGCGGGCCCTCCGGGGGCCGGTCGCCTGCGACGTGGAGACGGACGGCCTGGACGCCCTCTCGTGCAACCTCAAGACCGTCGGCCTCGCGAACCAGGGCGTCGCGGTCTCGATCCCGGTCGGCACCTACTACGACGACCTGTGGAAGACCGGGGAGTGGAACCGCGTCGCCGCCTTGCTCCGCCAGATGTGCGACGACCCCAACATCCCGATGGTCTTCCACAACAAGGTCTACGACGTGCCGGTCATGGAGCGGTACTTCGGCCCGATCCGCGGAGAGCGCCACGACACCCTGCTCGAGCACCACGCCTGCTTCCCCAAGCTCCCCCACACCCTCCAGCAGGTCACCACGCAGTTCCTGGCGGCCGAGCCCTGGAAGGTCCTCTTCGACGAGTCGATGGGCAAGAAGAAGTGGACCGAGAAGGAGACCGGCGACGAGCTGGCCCAGCTGCTCTGGTACAACGCCTCGGACACCGGGGCCACCGAGTACCTCCACCACCGTCTGAAGCCCGAGATCGCCTCCCACGGCGTGCGAGAGGTCGTGGACGGCGACCGCAAGCTCGTCGACATCGCCATCGACTGGCACCAGGTCGGCATCGCCGTCGACCGCGAGCGGGCCGCCCAGCTGGAGGAAGAGTACCGCTTGCAGATCGACGAGATGTGGGACGCCCTCCAGTCCACGGTCGCCGAGGAGACCAAGGACCCGGATCGCCTGGGTCTCAAGGGCTTCATGGAGACCGACCACAAGCGGCTCCTCAAGGGCCACGGCTTCAACCCCCGCAGCCCGGACCAGCTCGCCAACTTCCTGTTCACGATCCTCGGGCTGCGCCCGCGCAAGCTCACCGCCACGGGCAAGCGGTCCACCGCCAAGGACGCCCTCTTCGAGCTGCGCGACGAGCACCCCTTCATCCGCGACCTGCTCGAGTATCGGGAGATCGCCAAGCTCTGGTCCACCTACCTCAAGAACCTCGAGTCTCAGCTCGGCGAGGACGGACGCCTCCACGCGGTCTACAAGCTGGCCGCCACGCCCTCGGGCCGGTTCGGGACCTCTCCGAACGTCCAGAACTGGCCCTACTCGATGCGCGAGATGCTGGTGGCTCCTCCCGGGCGCAAGCTCATCGGGGCCGACTACGCGGCGCTGGAGCTGCGCCTCTCGGCCCTGCTCGCCGGCCAGGAGGACCTCATCGAGGCCTTCAACGCCGACGTCGACATCCACGCTCGCCACGCGGGGTGGTTCTTCGGCGAGACCTGGCAGAAGCTCGAGGACGAGCTGGCGCGCACCGACCTGACCGACGAGGAGCGCAAGCGCCTGCTCGCCGCCCGCAAGGCGCTGCGTGGCCGCGGCAAGAACGTCACCTTCGGCAAGATCTACCGGGCCGGAGCCAAGACCCTCTTCGAGCAGATCCGCGAGAAGCTGCCCGGGGAGGACCAGGACCGGCTGATGCGCGAGGTGACGTTCATGTCGGCCACCCTGGACGCCAAGTATCCGCAGATCGTGGCCGCGGCGGATCACTACTGGGAGAGCGCCTGCCGCGACTTCTGCCTGCGGACCTTCCTGTCCGGCCGGCTCCGCAAGTACCCGATGGCCAAGCGGTTCCCTCCGCCCCCGACCGAGACGGCCAACCACCCGATCCAGGGAGGCGCGGCGGACATCATCAACATGGCCACGCTCCGGTGGGTCTGGGAGCTGGAGGACGAGGGCCTCTACCACGACGGCGTCTGGCCCATCCTCCAGATCCACGACGCGCTCTACGCCGAGGTGGACGAGGACATCGCGCAGCAGGAGGCCGAGCGGCTCGAGCGGTGTATGTTCACCGAGCTGGAGCACGTCTCCCCGATCACGGGCCGCACCAACCGCCTGCGTTTCCCCGCGGAAGCCTCCGTGGGCGACCGGATCAGCGAGGTGTGATCGTGACGACTGACGAGATCGACGATCTGTGATATGGAGGAGGGGGCGACCTCTACAAGGGAGGACTAGATGGCGAGGACGTACCGTCGTCGGCCGAAACCTGAGTGCGAAGGACGAGTCCTAAAGTACGGCCGCAAGTGGGAGTGTTCGATCCGCCACGAGGGCTCGAAGCTCTGGGCCGATTGCCCAAGCAACTACGGCACCCGCAAGCAGGCAGAGTCGGCACTCAAACGCAAGGCTCGGGGCCTGTGCACTCTACAGCGCTGGTCGGTGCGGAGCTAGTGATGGATGAGCCCCGCTGCGCCGCCTGCGGCCTCACCCGCGACGAGCACATCGCTCGCATCTGGTGCCCCGACGCGCTCCACGGGGAGGCCCTGTTCCAGCCCGCTGACGACCCGGCGCTGCTGATCAACGTGTTGTGGGAGGACTAGACGAGGGAATGAAACCGAAGAGCACCAGTCAGTCGCTGCGAGGCAAGATACTCAAAGAGAGCAGCAAGGCCGAGTTCCTAGTTCTAGCTCACATGATGGCTGAAGCGTTGTGGGAGGACATAGAGCAGCGGGATCAACCATCGTACGGTAGGACACACTACCCAGGGAGTGTGGTTGATGGGGAGATCGAGTTCACCTTGACGGTGGGCTTGGCTGATGATTGTGGGGAGGACTAGATGGCGATCAGGTTCCGCAGGCGAGGAGGTGCTGGGGTCCCATCTGGTGAAGAGGAAGGTCGCCGACCCGCTTGCTTTATGATCTACGCCGGGAAGGGCGACTTGAGAGCGGCCCGCGGCGTCGTGTCTCGCGCCATTCGCAAGGCGTTGACCAAGGCAGAGCTGGAGCGGGCAACCCTCGTTTACTACCCAGCACGGAGCGCCCACGGCAGCCCCAGATACTGCTACAACGTGACCGACGAAGAGAACAAGCGCATCTCGGCTGAGATCCGTAGGGAGGCCGAGAAGGCTGGGTTCAACCGCCCACCGGGCGAAGGGTATCACGATTGATGGGCAACGTGTTGAGGGAGGACTAGATGCCAATCGCGGGATACAGACCGAAGCGGAAGAAGCGGGTCTTCAAGGAGTATTATACACTCCCTAAGAGGCCGAAGCTCGCCGACGTAATCCGCAGGTGGTGCCGCCGCAAGGAAGCAGGCGAAGACCACTACTACCGCATGGTCCCCGTCAAAGACCTCTGGCGCTACCGCGAGTACACATGGTCTCGTGGGGCTGCTCGCCGCAACCGAGAAGAGTGGGACGAGCTGAAGCAGAGCATGGCCGAGGAGGGGTGGAACACTGACAACCCTCTCCTCTTCACCATCGGGCAAAAGAGCTGCGTGTCTTTCGTCGGAGAGGGCAATCACCGACTAGCTATCGCCCGCGACCTGGGCATCACGCACGCCCCCGTGCGCTTCATCTTTTCGGAGGAGGGTTCCTCTCCTTGGACCGTCCAGGAAGACCTTCACGACTACAGGAGATGGCGTCGACAGGAGGGGATGGAGCGGGTGAACTACGCCTTTGATCGGAGGAATGCGATCCGGCTCGAGAAGGGTTCGCGGGTCATGGAGAGGCGCCTCCCCGCCGAACACGTCAAGGTGTGCTCCTGGGACAAACCTCGTACTTCTCCCTCCAAGCTGCCCAGAAGGCTGCCAAAAGACTCTGGAGACCAGATAGAGGCTCAGGTCACGGCGCGGAGGGCGGTAGACAAGTGGGAGAAGTACATAGAGTGCTTGAAGGAGCAGTAATGGCGTGTCACTACCGCATTGACGACTCGAAGGGCCGCACCGGCGACGACTACTACGGCGGCAAGACCAAGAAGGCCGCCCAGCGCCGCAAGAAGGCGCTCAAGGTCACCGGGCGCATCTACCGTCACTGCGCTCGCAAGGGTGCCAAGGCGCCGCGGACCATGCCCCCTGCTCTACAGTGGGCCTACATCGGCATCTTCGGCGCCGGGATCTGGCTGGCGCTGCGATGACCCGTCGCATCAACGAGACCGTGGCCGTCAAGGTCACGCCAGAGTTCAAGGAGGCGCTCGAAGCCTGGGGCTACGAGCACGGCCTCACAGCGGGCCAGTCGCTCCGCGCGCTGGCCCAACTCGCCCTGGAGCAACGCCTCGGCGGGCAACCCTTCCGTGCGGCCCTGGAGTCCGCGCGGGCCAACCTCGTGCAGGCGATCTCGGAGCGGTCCAAGGCCGCCTTCGAGTCAGTCCTGCGCGACCTGGAGATCTGAGAGGAGATGTGGGGAGATGTCAGGATTCAAAGAGCAGATCATACAGTGGACGGAGACCGCGGCCGACGTGTCGGAGAAGTGCTCCACCATCGTCGCCCGTAGCGGCGCCAGCGTCATCAACACGCTGTCCCCGCTGATGGTCCAGTGGGAGCGGTCCAAGCTCCGCCGCGAGGACGTCTTCCGGGACGGCATCGCCGAGTGGATCACCAAGCTCCAGGAGGCCGGCCTGGGCGCCCCCGAGGCCAAGCACCTGGCCTCGCTCGAGATCCAGCACCGCCACCGGGCGCGCGACCAGGAGGGGACCATCGAGAGGTTGGTGGCCGACCTGCTCACGCAGATCATCGGCATCGGGCTGGCGAGCCTGCCGGCCAACCTGCCGGGGATCGGCGGGGAAGGGGAAGACCAATGAAGCGCGGGAGGTTCGTGAGGGAGCACGACGGCACCGAGTACGTGCCGAGCAACGAGGACGTCGAGTGGCTCGCCAAGTCTCTCTGGGGTGAGGGCGGCAGCGACATCACGCGCACCGAGGCCGCGGCCGTCGCCTGGACCATGATGCGCCGCTTCTTGCTCTGGCCCGGCGACCGCTGGGACTCCTTCACGCAGCTCGTCCGCAGCTTCTCCCAGCCGGTCAACCCGGCCTGGCTCGATCCCTCCGGCCCGAAGTGCCGGAAGCACCCCGACTACTGCCAGGACTCCCACATCCGCCGGCGCCGCAAGATCCAGGGCGCCTCGTGGGGGGACGTCCCCGAGAAGGCGCGGCTCCACGCCGTCTCCTTCCTCGCCGGCGTGCTGCCCGACCAGCTGGGCGCCGAGTACGTCGACTTCGCCTCCACGCCGCGAGCCCGCCGCATCGGGCGCGACGTGGGCGGCAACTTCTTCCTCACCAAGTCCCAGACCGACATGGGCTGGCTGCCGGGCGGCGTGCGCGTCGATCCCCAGTACGCTGGTCCCGAACTCCCCGACGTGGGGTGGGAGCCTTCCACTCCGGGAACGCTCCCGACCACCCTCGCCATCCTGGCGTGGGCTGGTCTGACGGCGTGGGCCGTCAAGAAAGTCTTCTTCGAATAAGGAGGTTAGTCATGCGTTGGATCACCAGCCCTTCACGGGTTGGCGAGTGGGCGTACCTGTGTTTGCTCGCCTTCGTCAGTCAGAGCGTCCTGGTGGCGGCCGAGCCCGCCGAGCCCGTCTCGATCGGGGAGCCCCGCGAAGGGGTCTCCGAGGTGGCCGAGGTCGAGACCTACATCAAGACCTTCGTCGCCAACGGTCGCAAGGAGCAACGAGCGGCCCGAGACCGCCGCTGGAAGGCCATCCCCGAGCTGGCGGCCCTCATCGTCGAGGTGGCCCGAGAGTGGAGCCTAGACCCCCTCCTGGTGGCCGTGGTCGTCAAGTACGAGTCGAGCTTCTACCAGGCCAGCGTGGGGGCCGTGGGCGAGCTGGGCCTGATGCAGGTCTGGGGCAAGGCCGCCCGCGACGACGACGGCAAGCCCTACGACCTGGACACCTCGCGCGGGCAGCTCATGGCCGGCTGTCACCACTTCGTGCGCTGCCTCGAGCAGTGCGGCGGCGACGTCCTCTCTGCTCTGAAGGCGTACCAGTCCGGCCAGTGCGGCGCCTCTCGCACTGGGGCGGGGCTACGGTACAGGGAATATCTAGCAGTCCGAAGCAAACGGTAGGGTATTAGCTTACCTGTCAGGAATTATCCCACATATTTACCATGTGCCGCTATGGCAACCTAGCAAATACCATGCCACATATCCATAGGATACCCCTATAGTATAAGGTATATATAGCAATAAGTATGCCAAGTCTATATGGGTATACTATGCAAAAAGTATATAGATTCCCTATGGATTCGGACGGAAATGTCGTGGTTTTTCCTATCCTGTCGGGTATCCATAAACCTACGATTTCCCAATTCCCCAGTGATTTCAATAGGTTATAGCATATAGGGAATCTTGGCCTATTCCCTGCATATTCCCTATATGTTCGCGGTTCTTTCACAATCGATTCCCTGTGCCAGCTGGCGATTCCTAGCGTATCCCTGGCTATGAGCACGCACTGCGTTCTTTGACTGCGAAAACCGCTTGTAGGTTTGCCGACGAAATCCGACAGGGTTTGCGGGTTTATGCGCTTGTTTCGTTTCCTTTCTCAGCGCGGGTTGCTCGCACGTCGCCCGGTTCGATTCCGGGAAGCGGTGTCGTGTTCTTTGAAACCCGAAAGGAGAAAAGGAATGGAACAGCAGATCTTCTCGAATGACTTCTTCCTGCCGGAGATGCCCGGAATCGACGGCGACCGATTCGAGTTGTGTCCGTGTACAATGGTCCACGGTCACCTCTTGGACGTCGAGGCCGGAGTCGAGTTTCTGGTCTTCCGGTCGGGAACCGTCGAGGGGAAGCACGCCGCTTTGGTGCTGGCGCTTCCCTTGGCCGAGGGGCTTTCCTTGCCGGATCCCAAGCTGATGATCATCGATCTCGACATCGCCCGCGACAAGGGATCCGTATTTCAGGATCTCACCTTCACTTCGCAGTCGTTGGCTGACTGGGCCAGCGAGAACGACGAGTGGGATTTCGTCGCTCCCTGCGACTGCGCCGACTGCCTCTAGCCTACCTTTCTTGATTCCCCGATGCGAGGCGGCGAGTCCTGCTCGCCGTCTCGGATCTCGGAACCAAACTCCGAGAGTTTCTCCGGGTCTTTGACAATCTGGATTCGGATGCACTTGCAACGCGCGCGGCGCGTTGTCGCGCGCATTCAAAACCCGAAAGGGAAGGGAGTCCAAAATGATCAAGGTCACTTTCATCAACAACATGGGCGGTGGTTACGGCATGACGAAGGACGTGCCGGACGGCACCACGATCGACAGCTTCCTGCGCGAGACCCTCGGCGAGGGTTTCGATCCGCACAGCTACAAGATCTCGGTGAACAGGAGTCCGGTCGCCGCCAGCTACACGCTGGTCGACGGCGACCGGATCTCCGCCACCCCGACCAAGATCGAGGGGGCCGGCCGCTAGGCTGGAACCCTCATGACCGATCCCGAACTCAATCGGGAAGCTCTGCGGCTGGCCGTGCGGTTCCTTCGGGAGCCGCCGGCCCGGCCCCGGGCTTCTCAGCTCCAACTTGCAAGCTGCATCCGTGACGCGGTCTCGCGACTCGAGACTGCGTACAAGCACATTCGTCGGCACTCACGGGTCTCGGACCCGTACAAGCAGGACCGCTACAGACGGTCCATCCAGAGGATCGTCTGCTCGAACGCCCACTGCTTTCGGCAGTGGGATGACGAGCAGACCATCGAGGACGAGCTTCGTCAGCTCCACCCGCTCCAGCCGAATCTCCGGGACGTCTACGATGACATCCTGGCGATTCAGGACGAGTGGGGGGCAGCTCTGGATCTGAGGCAGAAGACGATCGTGGTCGTGACCGACCCGATCGTCCTAGAAGGGATCAACCTGGGTCGGATGAGCATCAAGCTCTACATCCGCCCCGGAGATCTCAGCTTTCGGATCCATCCCTTGGAGCCCAACTACGGGCGCAACGACTATTTCCACCCGCACGTCAGTGCGGGAGGGGATATGTGCGAGGGAGACGCTGAGACCAAGATCAACAACGCCATCATCAACGGTTCGATCTACGACGTCGTTCAGATCCTGATGTCCACGCTCACCACCTACAATTCGTCTTCGCCATACCTGGCGCTGGAAGACTGGGATGGTCACTCGGAGACTTGCCCCAACTGTGGGGATGAGATCTCCGAGGACGACGCCTACAGCTGTGATAGCTGCACTGAGACCCACTGTGGGATCTGCGTGCACTACTGCGAGGAGTGCGGAGGGTACTATTGCGAGGGATGCAGAACCGTCTACTCGTGTGAGCAGTGCCATTCGTCCATCTGTTCCCGCTGTTCCTACACCTGTTCCGTCTGTGGCGAGCAGTTCTGCGACGTGTGCCTCAATTCCTGCGAGGATTGCGGTTCGCTCTTCTGCGAGGAGTGCAACCGCGATCCCGATGGGCGCTGCTGCCCGGAGTGCTACGAGCGCGAGGAGGAAGAAGATGACGAAGAAGAAGAAGAAGCCGAAGTCGGGGACAAAGTCAAAGTCGGAGACAACGACTACGACGGCGACCACGATCACACCGGCTACGCCCGAGCCGTCTAAGGCGGCTCTCACACCGATTCCGAAACCGCCTCGCGCAACCCTCTGTCTCACGCAGGAGGCGGCGGCCAAGGCTGCTTTCCTCCGGGACAACTACCAGCACGAAATCGGCGCCTTCGGCGTCGCGCTCAACGCCGACGATCCGCTGCTGATCCACGACTTCGTAGTGGTGAAGCAGGAAGTCAGCTGTGCATCGGTGGAGTTCGACGATCAAGCAGTGAGCGACCTTTTCAACGACTGCTTCGACGAGGGGATCCATCCGTACCAGTGCGGACGGGTCTGGATGCACACGCATCCGTCCGGGGTGACGTCTCCGTCCGGGACCGACGAGCAGACCTTCGAGAAGGTCTTCGGTTCCTGCGACTGGGCCGTCATGTTGATCTTCCCCAAGGGGGCGGCCAAGCCCTACTGCTGTCTCCAGTTCAACGGCGTCGTCTCCCACCGGGTCGAAATCCCGGTGGAGATTCTGCCCTACGAGGCAGACACCGCCGAGTGGGAAGCCGAGGTGGCGGCCAACGTCACCGAGGAAGTCTTCATCTACAGCGGCACGGCCAAGGCGGCATCCGACGCCGGAGTGCGGGATTCCGATCTCGCAATCTACGATCTGTTCGAGCCCTACGACTCCGAGCCTCGCGAGTCCGACCCGTTCTATTTCGACGCGCAAGGGCGCCGGGTCTGGTGTGGTGGAAACGAGGACGAACTCACCGAGTTCGCCCACGACGAAGGCTACATCATCCACGAGCACGCCGACGGGACCCAGGAGCTTCTCGACGAGGATGAGATCTGCTGGTACCCCGACGACGAGGGGACGGGCTATGCATAGACGCGACGCCGACATCATCAATCAGGATCGTCTCTCGCAGCTCGACTTCATGGTAGTCGGTGTCGGAGCGGTAGGCCGGAACGTCGCTCTGATGCTGGCCTACATCGGCGCCGCCAGGATCACTCTCGTGGACTTCGACACCGTCGAGCCCGAGAACCTGGCGACTCAAGGGTTCGTCCCGGCACAGCTGGGCGAGCCCAAGGTCAACGCCGTCTGCGAGGACATCAAGCGGATCGATCCCGAGATCGACGTCACGGTTCATTTCTCACGCTGGAAGCGCAGCATGGCCGCCGAGGTGGTCTTCTGCTGCGTGGACTGCATCAAGGCCAGGAAGTTCATCTTCAACGCGGTGAAAAACGACTGCCGTCTGTTCCTGGACGGCCGCATGACCGCTGAGACCTTCCAGGCCCACGCCGTCTACGACGACGACACCACCGTCGACTATCGTGAGACCTTCTTCGCCCCGGGCGAGGCGCAGGGAGAAGCCTGCACCGCGAAGGCCACGATATACAACTCCAACATCGCCGCCGGCTTCCTCACGGCGGCCTTCACCAAGTGGCTTCGGGGCATCGACCCGGAGCCGTGCGTCAACGTCAACGTGCTCACCGCCGAGGTGGTGGTGGGCTGATCCGCATCCGAATCCAGATCTGAACGAGCCCCGGCGATTCGAGACCGGAAAGAGGCGGGGGAGTGCAACCGCTCCCCCGTCCATTTCTGCTCTCGAACCTAGCTCTCTGAAAAAGGATGATCGAGAATTGGATGGTGTATGGTGTATGGTAGGTGGTTTCTCCGTCCTTTTTCGGGGCTCTCCAGGAAGCGCAGGATCGCGTGTGCGCGCGATTGCGCGGCCAATCTCCCTTCCGGTCTCAAAGAGGATTCGCAAGCGTTCTTGCGCTTCCTCGAGATCCCTGATCTCGATTTGTCCACTTGCGCCCTTGGCCTATAGACACTACATTGGGGTAGTGCAGTTGGCCTGGGGATGCGAATCCTCTTTGAAAACGAGTTGCAAGAAGGGAGAAACCAATGCAGATCTACAAGGCTTTCGATCAGTGGTGCAAGCGCCCGATCGACGAGCGTTTCTGGACGCTCGACGAGATGGTGCGCGCGACTCACTCCTGCTACGTCAACGCGGCCCAGGGCCAGGCGAGCTACGGCGATCTCTCCGTCATGGCCGAGGGGGACTCGATGTTCCTCGCGGGCAAGTCGGGCGTCAAGGCTCGCCTCTCGAACTGGGCGTTCGGCCAGCTCTGCTCGCGGGCCGGCGCGCCGGCGTCGTACCTCCGTCAGCTCCCGGCCCCGATGGCCCAGGACTGCCTGAACCACGGGCTCCGGGAGCAGGTGGAAGACGGCAACGCGCGGATCCTGTTCCACGGATCCCAGCCGTCTTCGACCGCTGCGGATCTGGCTCGCGATCCCAACCTGCTCGCCCGAGCTTTCACGTCCATGACCTACAAGCGGGTCTGGAACTGGGAGATCGGCAAGCGCCTGATCCAGCTCCGCGACGACGGGGGCTGGGTCACCCCTCCGGCCCGTCCCGCCCACCCCAACGACCCCCGGACCCGGAAGGCCACCGAGGCCGACTGTGGTCCGCACACGCTCGTCCAGCCCGGCGATCTGATCGCGCCGTCCGGCATCTACGCCAGCGACCACGATACGTTCGTTTTCATGGTCAACCCGGAGCGGACGGTCAGCGACGGCAAGAACGAGCTGTCCCGCGGCTTCTTCTGCTGGAACTCCGAGGTCGGCGCTGCCAGCTTCGGGGTCATGGCGTTCCTCTACAACCACACCTGCTCGAACCACATCGTGTGGGGAGCGCAGGGGGTCCACGAGATCCGCGTCCGCCACGTCGGCAACGCGGACGAGCGGGCCTTCAACGAGCTGTCCGTCGAGCTGCGCAAGTACGCCGACGAGTCCACTTCGGACATGGACGCCAAGATCGCCAGCGCGAAGAAGTACGTCATCCCCGGCAACGACAAGTCGTCCGTCGTGGACGCGATCTTCGGGATCGCGCGCCAGAAGCGCGTGCAGATCCCGCAGAAGGCGTTCCGGGCGGCCTACGACATCGCCGACCAGCGGGAGGACGACTACGGTCACCCCAACACGCTCTGGGCCCTGACCCAGGGTCTCACCCAGCTCTCCCAGCAGTCCGAGTTCGCCGACAAGCGGGTCGACCTCGACCGGCAGGCGGGCAAGCTGCTGGAGATCGCGTTCTAGGGATCTGACAGATCGGAGGGGTGAGATGACCGAGATCAAGCGGAACGACGAAGGCATCCCCGTCTGCCCCGACTGCGGGGCGGCGTGGTGGGGGGAACACTACAGGGCGGAGGTCCACCACAACATCGACATCAGGCGCTCCTGCGACAAGGTGACGCTGGAGTGGGGGCTCTACGAGGCTCGCCTGGACGGCAGCGAGGTGGGTCAAACAATCTACTGTCGCGGGTGCGGCGAGGACGCGCCGGAGGAGGTGGCGGAGGCCGTCTACGCCATGATCGACTGAAGGCCGAGAGGCCTCGGCTCCTGGGGAGATCACGCTCAAACCAGGGGCCCCGCAGGGCAATCGCGCCCTGCCGATTGCGAAGGGAGGTTTCGAGATGCAACTCTTTGACAACCGAGGAGAGGAGGAGAGATCATGAGCGTGGTGGTAGGCCTGTTCGACTACGAGCGGGACGGGAAGGTGCTGCTGAAGATGGTCGAGGCCGAGCTGGGAGAAGACGGCAAGCGGATTTCCTGGCGGAAGTTGCAGCCCAAGTTCAACAAGGCGTTCGGTCTCGACCTGACGCGGGGCCAGTGGTCTCGCGTCGTGCACCAGTGTCGCGTCGATCACGGTGTTCCGCTACGCGAGTCGGGCTACGGGTTCATCGCGACGCGAGGCCGGGAGCTGTACGAGCTGACCAAGGACGTCGAGGACCTCGCCGTCACCCTCCGCGGAGGGTTGGCCGAGGAGCTGGACGAGTTCTTCGAGGCTCCGCGGTCCTGGGCCTCGTGGAGGACGATGATCATCCGCTGCCGTCAACGGTACGGGAACGGATCCGACGCAGCTCCGCCGGAGCCCGAGCCCCCGCCCGCCAGGCCCAAGAAGCCCGAGAAGTCCAAGGGCAAGCCCAAGGGCAAGCGGTTCCACCTGAAGCGCAGCCCGGAGCGCGTGGCGCGCGGCATGGCCGCCAGCGTCGATGCGACGAGCGAGGCGATCGAGAACGCCAAGGCGTCGCTGCCCAAGGGGGACGAGGGCGTGCCCGGCTACGCCGGCCTGTCTCCAGCCCCCGCCCCAGCCCCCACTCCCGCTCCGCCCCGGCGCCTGGCCAAGAACTGCTTCGAGGTCACCTTGGAGCAAGAGGACGTGGATCGTCTGCACGCCTTCATGAAGGGCGTGCGGCGCAACCTGGAGCGCCTCGGTCTCGAGGCGGACTTCACCAGCGAGAAGGCCCTGCGCGTGCTCGTCAAGCGTGGGCTGGACGAGGAGGAGCAGTGATGATGTCCAACGGTATGCCGACCATGAAGGAACTCTTCGACGGGATCGTCATCGACCCCGAGGAGATCGCCAACCGGCACCTGCGCTACGCCCCCGAGCTGAAGGGTCACGTCCTGCACGTCCAGGCCCTGGAGTCGGTCCAGCCGATCGCGGACATGGGCGACGAGGACGAGGACGACGACCTGCCCGACGTGGACTGGGAGGCCATGTTCTCGGAGGAAGACGGCTGGGAGCCGGCCGAGAAGCCCGAGCCCTGCGACGAGGTGTGCTCTCAGTGCGAACGCTACGAGTGCACCGGGCAGCAGGAGCCCGAGCCCACCGAGGGGATCGACATCCGCGTGGTGGTCAAGGTCGCCCCCAAGGGGCAGCGAGCCTCGCGGAGCGCGCCCGTCTGGAAGACGATCACGTTCCGATCTCCCCCTCTCGCTCGGTACATCAACGACGTCTGCGACTTCCACGATATGTGATTCAACCGGGACCTCCCCTCCAGGGCTCGTCCTCGGAGGGGAGCTTCTCCCGGATCCCCACCACGTCGCGCACCCGCACGAACGACCTGTAGCCAGCCACCTGGGCCGCCCCCACGAGGTTCCCGGTGTGATCGTAGTACCGCTGGGCGATCGTCATCCGCAGCCGCGAGACGCGGCTTCTGGGGTCCACCCCGGCGCGATCCCACAGCACCCCCACCATCTTGAGGACCCGGGCTCCGGCCGTGTCCGGGCGGTTGTCGGGAGCCGCCAGCGGCGAGATCAGGTCGGCCAGGATGCCCCAGCGGGAGGGCATCCGGCGCAGCACGTCCAGCTCCTCGGGGGCCACGTCCTTGGGGATCTCCCGCACCTTGCCCGTGGCGGCCACCTTGAGCGTGCCCTTCTTGCGGCGCAGCTGCTTGCGCTCCAGGTACACCAGCTCCGACTTGACCCGCATCGAGCAGCGGACCACCAGGCGCAGGCAGGGCCAGGCCCACGGCACGCGCGGGTCGCCCTTCCAGTGGTCGCAGGCGTCGAGCAGGGCCTGGTACTCCTCGTCGGAGTAGGGGGTTAGGGGCTCCCTCGCCGGCTTCCCTCCTCCCCGACCCTGGCGCGGGCGCACGAGCTTGCTCCACAGCAGGGAGTCACCCTTGTAGGCCGCCCAGTGCTTGAGCGCGTTGCGGAAGTGGTCGAGCCGCCCTTGGGAGTAGCCGCGGTGCAGCAGGATCTCGGCCGGGTCGTCGTTGGTCAGGCAGCGGACGTTCCAGACGAGCCCCACGATCCGCTTGGCCGCGGATCGGTTGAAGCCCTCGCTCTGGATCAGCCAGTCGAGGAAGTCGGCCATCACCTCGCGCCCGGCCTGGGCGTGCTTCTGCGCCGCCTCGCGCAGCAGGGAGTTGTCCACCCGGCCGAACTCCACGATCTCGCCCCCCAGGAACATCCGGCCACGGCTGATGAGCTTCCCCTCCTCGATCAGGGAGTCCTCGAGTAGGTCCTGCACCTTCTTGTCAGTCATCGGCATCCACCTTCAGGGCCATCGCCCGACAGACCGGGCAGATTCCATAGTATCCGGGTTCGTCCGGGACGTGGCGGGGGGACTCGATGCTCCACGTCGCCTGCGCCGGGCACGAGCAGCGCCAGGCCAGCACCACGTCGAAGTTCTTGAGCGTCGTCAGGTCCCCGCCGGCCACCAGCCGCGCCAGCGCGTCTCGCCCCCGCTCTCCGGGCCGCAGGTCGAGCACCAGGGAGATCACGGCCTCGCGCTCGGCCACCAGCCGGAGCGCCACGGAGACGCGCGACAGGCGGCTCCAGATGGCCGTCAGCGCCTCGGGGCGCCTGATGCCCCTCTCGTCCTCGCGGATCTCGTAGCCGGGCTCCACGGAGCCGCTGGAGGCCGTCGTGGCGACGTGGGCCTCTGGGTCGATCTCCCCCGCGGGATCGATCCACCAGCCGCGGCGCCTCGTCCAGTTCAACGCCGAGGGGTAGCTCTTCCCGCTCCGATATACCACCTTCCGGTCGTAGTGCCGGCGCTCGACGGCTCCGTCGGGCAGCGAGGCCTTGATGGTGCGGCAGTCGTCGCTGCAACAGTTGATGTACTTGGCCCGCGCTCGCCGGCGCTCCCTGGGGTTGGCGACCAGCCGTGGGGGCAGCGTGATCGGGCCGCCGCAGACCACGCAGTAGACCTTCAGCGGGGGCAGCTTCAACCACTTCCGCTCGACCCCGTGCCGGTCCAGGATCTCGTAGAGCTTCTGCCGCCCCACCCCGTAGCGGTCGCACAGCTCGCTCCAGGTCTTCCACCCCCTGTACTCCTCGCAGATCTCCCGCTCCACCTCGGGGCTCACGGGCTTGTGGGGGGCCCGAGCCGGGCCCAACCGAGCCCGCCGCACCGTCTTCACCGCCTCGTAGCTGATGCCCATGTCGCGGGCGATGGCCTTCATCGCCTCCCCATCCTGCACCCGCCGCACGATCTCGTCCCTCTGGGCATCGGTGAGGTAGGGCCGCTTGCTCACTCGCCAGGCTCCTCGACGGGCTCGGCCGGCTCGGCGTACTCTCGCCACTCGGGGCGCAGGGCGTCGTCGAGCACTAGCTCGGGCGCGACGTCCTCGTACCCCTCCGGGCGGGTGATGCGGACGAGGACGTCACTCACCGTCGTCCTCCTCGGGCGCGGGGGTGGGGATGGTAGTCTCCGGTAGGACCAACGCCCTGAGCCGCTCTACAAGGCTCGGGGTGCCCTCACCAAAGTACGCCATCTCGCTTGCGATATCCCTCACCTCCTTCAAGGTGCGCTCCAGCTTGACGATACGGGCTGACATCTTCTCACGCTGGGCCAGCACAGATCTGCGCTTACGCTTCTCGCGCATCATGTCCTCTTCTGTGTAGATGATCCAATCTCTACCCATCTCAGTCCTCCTCGTCGGCGGGTTGCGCGGGGGTGGGGATCTCCGGGGGAAACTCTATCTGCATATCGTCTTCGGCCAACAGTCGTGCCGCTGCTTGCACCTCTTTGTCGGTCCACTCGGGCGCGGGGGTGGGGGTGGTGTCGAGCAACTTGACTGCCTCTGCCGCGCGCTCAAGGATCCAGGCACCAAGGGGCTTGCCTGATTCGTGCCAGCCGACCGCCTCCGTCAATTTCTCCCTCACCGTCTCCAAGGTGCGCTCGGCTTGCATAGCGCGATCTATCCAATAGGTGTCACTGGCAAGCCTGTCACACTCGGCAACCGCATGGTCCCGCTCGGCCTCCAGCTCGGCGACGCGGGCGCGCAACGCCGACTCGGTCTCCTCCCGAACTCGCTCCCACATTCCCTCGCCGAACTCGGCGATGACCCAGTCCCTGACGGATTGTCGAGCCACTGGTACCCCACCCGCCGAGCACGATTCACCCTTATCGGGCTCGGGGGTGGATAGGCCGACAACGCCAGCGCCAACGGTCAATGGCTCTATCCCTTCGCCGACGGTCAGACCAACGACGCTAGCACCGACCGTGCATCCCGCCGGCTCTGTCGACGGTTGGTCGGTCCACTCGGGGGTGGGGTTCCGTAGCCGCCCCACCTCGGCCCGCGCCTCGGCGAGGTCGTGTTCCAGCTTCTCGGTGCGGGTTCGGAGTGCAGCGTGATCCGCGCACTCCGTATATTCCTTGTCTCCAGTCCACCCGCAGCCGCACCGTTTACTCAGCTCTCGCTCCAACTCGGCGACGCGGGCCTCGGCCTCATTGCGCTCGTCTCTCATCCTGATCGCCAACTCATCCAGGCTATCGCAGTCACCCAAGATGGACACCAACACAGCGCGTTCCTGGTCGTGCGCTAAACACTCGGCCTCCAGCTCGGCGACCCGGCGCTCGGCCTTCTCGGCGCGGTCGCGCTGCCGCAAGCACTCCTCGATGACCTCGTCCTTCGGAGACTCCTTGAGGCTCGTGTAGTAGGCGCTCATCTGGCCCTCCTCAGCAGGTTGAATATTGACCGCGGGATAGATACCCACCGCTTAGTGTTCAGGACTGACTCCCGCGCGCTCTCCATCACAGCGTCGCACGCCTCGCGCAGCGCCTCCAACGTCGCCTGTGCCTCGTCGCGCTCGTACTCGGCCACTTCAATATCGTGCCGATAGGCCACTACATCTGCTTGGTGTTCGATGGCTTGGGCTTGAAATGCCTCAACCTTCTTCACCTCGGCCCGCGCTTTGTCGCACTCAGAGAGGGCTTGCTCGGCACGGTTAAACGCGGCCTGTTTTTTGGCACTTTCGCGGCGCAGCTGCCCCTCTAACAACTTGATCTTGTGTCTCCACCTAGCGTCACGCTCCGTCTGCTCCCTACGCAGTTCCTTGACCTCCCGCGCCAGCCGCGCCGTCACGCCGTCCGGGCGGTAGCGTAGGACGTGCCTCACGAACTCGGTGTCGAGCGGGTCGTTGTTGGTGCTCATCTCACTCTCCGTGGTTCAGCGAGTCACTGTCCAACGACAGCCTCGTCCGCTCGTTACCGTCGACCCACCAGAGCTGCACCTCGACGCGAGTGTGCGCGCCCCAGGTGTCGTAGTCGGTGTCCGTCTCAACCTCGACGCGGAGGTGCCTCTGGAGCAACTGTTTGATCTCTTCTTTCATACTCACTGACGCTTCCTCCTCCTCCACAGCGGTCTCCTGGGAGTCGGCGTTGGAGGGAACCCGCGCCGCTCCAGCTCGTTGAGCAGCTCGTCCCACGCCTCGGCCATCCGCTCCTGGTCCCTCGGTAGGGGGTACTCAGACAAAAACTCGTTGTTGTGGTCGTTGTTCAGTAGATGATAGGCATACTGCACGGCGTGCCGCTTGGCCTCGCGCTTGTTCATGCTCTCACTCCTCCCATCTCAGCATCTGCCGGGTCAGCTCCACGCGCCCCGTGAGCGAGAGGTCATAGCCGCAGATCTCGCAGCGTGGCCCCACTGAGTCCTTGGAGCACGTCCCGTAGTCGAAGGTGACTCCACCGAGGCGCTGATGCTTGAGCTGCGGGAAGGTGAGCACGAGGCACGGGGTCTTCTCCGTGGGGCCGCTGCACTCGCGGGCTGCGATCAAGTCACGCTCCGCTTGCGTCCGCTGTAGCTCCAGGCCCAGGAAGATGATGCCCCCGACCGCGATCACCAGCGTCACGGCGACTCCGACGGTGTTGAATTTCATCATCAGAGACCCCTCCGCCGCCTCTGTTCACCGATTTCTCGCGCGAGATCTCGGACTTTCTCCGCAGCGATATTACGGTAGGCGGTGTAGACGGCGCCCTCCCAGGAGGCCAAACCGTCTCGCTTGATTATCTGCTCGATGTGCGGGATATTCTTGCGGCAGATCTTGGTAATCGCCTTCACGTCTTCTTCTATGTGGACGCTCACAATCTCGCGCAAGAACTTGCCCACCGTTGTTTGATTTTCGTCCATCAGCTCACCTCCTTGGGGGCGTCTGGGGTCACTCGGCGCGACGCGGCGTGCCTTGGGCTTCATCCTTCACTCCTCTCCTGGGTGGCCCGCCGCAGGCGGTAGACCCACGTCCCGTGCGGCTTGCCGTTCTGGCGCCTCCGCACGAGGGGGCCGCCGTCTCGGGAGAGCCGCTCGATCAGCGGGACGTAGGACCCCCACCCCATGAAGGCGTCGGGGTAGCGCGGCTGGAAGTAGTTGCGGAAGAACCCGGCGTGCGTGAACTCGACCCCCGGGGGCACCTCGGCCAGCGTGTCGAGGATCATGTGCCACACCTCGTCAGCCGGCAGGCGGTTGATCGTACCTTGTGGCCCTCTCATCTCACCGCTTCCTCTCTCCCTGGTACGGTGCCGTCTCGACGCAGATCCTCAAGGGCTCGTGAGCAGGCCCGTACAGGTAGCCTGGGGGAAGCTCCACGTCGAAGACCTCGCAGTACCACCGCTTCGCCCCATCGCGGCGCGCTTCGTCGGTCTTCCGCAGCTGCGGGCAACCCGTACAGTGATCGTGGTTCGGTATCTCGAAGTCGTAGTCGATCCCATCGACCTTCGCCTTGAATCGTCTCATCAGTTTTCCCCCTCCTTCTCCACGGTCAGCCTGGCGTGCTCCCACGCTTGGCCGCCTCTGGTGTGTTGTTGGGATCGCTGTAGGCGCAGTCAGCGCACCACGTAGCCCGCTTGGCCCCAGTGAATCCGCGCCCGCATTTGAGGCATCTACAGAGGTAGCCGCCAGGTGCCCAGCCTTTTCGCTGCGGGCGCTCGTCTCCTGGATCGTTCATCGCCTGTTGGACGGTCAGCGCTGTTTCCTTTTTTCCCATCATCGGTCGTCCTCTTTCTTCCGCCGCGCATCCCACGTCTCCTGGTAGGGGTGCTGCAACTCGAACTCCCCGGGGCCGAGGATGCGGCGATCCCGCGGAGACAAGACCCCGTACTCAGGAATTCGGCCGTCCTCCGCGTTGATCGGGTGCTCGCCAATGCTGCGGAACCAGTCGAGCGCGAGATCGAAGCAGTCCACCTTCTCAGTCGAGAAGAAGATGCGGCCAACGATCTGCGTCTCGTCGGCCGGGAACTTCTCGTAGCCCCAGCCAGGGCACGGGACGAAGTAGCGGTCGCCCATCCCCCTGATCTTGGACTCCAGCCGCTCCCTCTGCTTCTCGGGGTCCAAGGGGCGTGGGCCGATCCAGCGGCGCGTCACCTTGTGCGTGACGATGCGACCCTCGCAGAGCACGGCGATGGCTTCGGCGTAGTGCTCGTGCTCGGGCAGCTGCTCCGTGGTGAAGGGACCCTCGAAGTGCCTGTTGTCGGTCATCGGTCGTCCTCCCCTTTCTCCGCCCTCAGTGGGCGTTGATAACCTTCACTTATCAAGGGCCTCCTCCTCCTCCGAGGTCCACAGCTCCTTGATGACGCGGCGGATGGACGCGAACCGGGCGCCCACCAGCACCTCGAAGGTCTCGAGATCGTGGTAGCGGATCTTCCTGGTCGCCAGCTCGAGGATCTTCTCCAGCGCCTTCTCGCGCCGGTTGACCAGACGCTCGAGCCTCTTGCAGGTCTCACACTCCATCACTTCCCTCCGTGGAGCCAGACGTTGCCGTAGCCGGGGAGGATGACGGTGCCGTGGCGGCTCATCTCCTCGGCGATGCCCTCCTACTGAGCTTGACGACGTTCGGTGAAGATGTAGGCTACAGTGAAGCGTTTCATCGTTCCTCCAAGATGTTGCACATGGTCTTGCTGTAGGTGTGCGGGAGGCACACCAGGAGGCTGCGCCACCCCGCGTTCCAGGCGCGGTACAGGCGCCGGTATCTGCGGTGCGATTCCGCGTCGATGTCGCAGAGCCGACGGACCGTGCCGTAGCCCTGTCCCATGAGGCGAGCCACCTCCAGGTCGATCATCCGCGCGGTCTCGTAGTCGTGGCGGGCGTCCCACCAGCGCGCCGTGAGCCGCCGCGTGGCGCCGTCGATAGAGGCGACGAGTAGCTTGGCGTCCTCGATCTCCTGGAGCCGCGCGCACGCGTCCCAGACAATCAGCTCTACCTCGGCGAATGATCGTAGAGCCTGCACCGCCAGCGCGCGCACCTCGGCGTCGAACGCCTCGAGATCTTCGATGGGATCGATCACTTGTCGTTCTCCTCCGCTGCTCATCTGTCGCTCTCCTTCCGCGGCACGAAGATCAGTCTCCTGCGGCGTGACCCAGTCCATGTCCGAGCTGCTCGTCATCACCTCGACGTTCTGGTTCATCCGTTCCCGTCCTCGTCGTCGTAGGGGTTGTCGGGCACGTCCTCGCGGATCGCCTCGCGCTCGAGCTTGTTGACCTCGCGGATCAGCTCGTCGCGCGCCTCCTTCAGCGCCACGTTCTCCTCTTCGAGGTCGCGCTTCTCGAGCGTGAGGGCGTCGATCTTCTGGTTGAGGGTCGTGATCGCCCTCAAGCCCTCCTCGCGGTGCTTGATGGCCTCGCGCAGCTCGCGCTGCAACGCGGCGACCTCTCCCTGAAGCTGGTGGATCCGCTGGTCGCGCGCCACGTCCATCGCCTTGCCCGCCAGGCCACCCAAGAATCCCATCCATCCCGCTCCGCTCATCCGTTCCTCCCGGCCTTCTCGGCCTCGCGGCACCCCTCGCACCGCTGGTAGTGGTACCCCTCCCGTCGCATGATGAGGCCGAGCCGCGAGTCGTAGCTCCGACACCACATCATGAGGGGGTCGCCCGTCTTGACGTACCGCTGGGGGCAGTCGAGCCCGCACCGCGTCTCCCCCTCGACCCAGACCTGGCAGTCGAACCCGACCCGGTCCTTGAGGATCATCTTCTTCATTCCTCCCGCTCCTTCTTCAACCGGCGTAGGGCGTCGCCCACGCGTCGGGTGCGGCTGCCCCGGAGGTACCGCTCGGTGGTGGCCACGCTGGAGTGGCCGAGGAAGTCCTTGACGTCGAGGATGTCGCCCTCGGCGTCGTAGAGGCGGCGGGCCATCGTGTGGCGGAAGCGGTGGGTCCAGACCTCGTCCGCGTCCAGCCCGGCCTCGTCGGCCACCCGCTTGACCCAGCGCCTCACCTGCTCGTAGGCCGCCGCGGCACGTCGCGCCTTGGCCGACCGGGGGGAGATCAGGTCCGCCACCTCGTCCCAGTCCCCCAGCTCCAGCAAGGCCGCCAGCTCCTCGTCCACGATGCCCTCGACGGCCAGGTCGCGCTCCCGGTCCCGCTTGGTCCAGATGCGCAGCACGCCGGTCTCCTGCGCCTCCTCGACGGCCTCGCGCTGGACGTGGGCCAGGTCGGCCCCGGCGCGCAGCCCGAGCTGGGTCATCAGCCGCAGGCAGGGCCAGAGCCAGACCGGCTCCTCGTCCCGGTAGGCGTCGAGCGCCTCGTCGAAGGCCTCGGCTTGCTCCTCGGTCAGCGGCGTGACGATCTTGCTGCGCAGGCTGCCCTTGCCCCCGCGCATCATCTTCACCGCGGCCCGGGAGGAGAGCGCCTCCTCCAGCGTCCCGTCGTCTCGCCAGCGGGCCCAGCGCAGCAGGGCGGCCCGGTAGAGCCGCTTGGTCGCCGGGCGGATCTTGCGGCGAGCCAGCACCCGCCAGGGCTCCTCCTCGTCGTACTCCAACGCGGCCTTGACCGCGTTGAAGTAGTTCTGCACGGAGCGGGGCTCGAGCCCCTCCACCTCCAGGTACGCCCGGAAGGCCTCCAGGGTGTCGCTCATTCCGGCCACCACCCGCAGTGCTCGGCGAGCAGCTCGTTGAGCCTGAACACCTTGCCCGCCGTCCATCCGATGCCGTAGCCGTCGCGGTCCACGAACCCACGGGCGCGGATCATCGCGCTGACTTCACCCACGCGGAAGGCGGTGTCGGCGATCTCGGCGTAGGGCTCGGGGAGCACCGTCTTCAGCAAACCCATCTCTCCCTTGGGGTCCTGTCCCATCACGCTACCTCCTCGTCGCCCTCCACCATCGCTAACATGAGCGCCTCCCCCAGCAGCACCGGGTGGTAGTCCCACACGTCAACGCCGACGTTGACGACGTTGCGCTGCTTCTTGAACAGCCTATGTATGTGGCCGCAGAAGACGGGGGATCGAGGCCCCCACACGGTCGCGACCGCAGGATCGTGGACCAGCAGTAGTGAGCACGGTGCCGGAGTTTGTCGGTACAACACGAAGGACGTGTGCACCGACTGGAAGCCGAGTTCGACGAGCCGCAACGGCCGGATGCGGTCGTGGTTGCCAAGGATCAGGATCTTGGTGCCGTGCAGCTTGCGGAGGATCCGCTCCACGTAGTCGGAGCGTTGAGGGCCGACCATCGTGAAGTCGCCCAAGAAGTAGGTGGTGTCCTCGGCGGACACGCGCTCGTTGAAGTTGCGGATCAGCGCCTTGTCCATCTCCGCGGCGTTCTTGAACGGACGCTGAGTGTACTTGATGATGTTCTCGTGGCCGAAGTGCTGATCGGCCGTGACCCAGACAGTCATCACGCTACCTCCTCATTCCGGCGCCCCCATCCGGGCTGTGGCATCCTTCACGCAATCGCGGTAGACCTCCAGCGCCGTCTCCGGGTTCTTCCCCGTCCAGTCCTGGGCCCCCCCGTGGAAGGGCTCGAAGACCATCTCCCAGCACGCCTCCTCGATTGCGGCGGGGGCGGGGGCAAGACCCATGAGGTAGTCCGCCAGTCCGAGCCCTGCCAATATCAGAGCGAAGAAGAGGCCGACCCCTACCATCATCAACATCCCATCCAGTCCACTCCTCGCCTTGCCGTTCACGATACCTCCTCGCCGGCCAGGAACCTGGCCACCCTCTCGAAGTCGGCCAGGACGCCGACCAGCTCGCCGTTCAGGAACGCCTCGTAGTGCTCCAGGTCTCGGCGCCAGACGGCCAGCCGCTCCCCCACGTCCCGCTCCGGGGGCTTGAGGTAGAGCGGCCGGTAGGACGCGCCCTGGCTGTGCCACTCGCGCAGGATCGTCAGGTCAGTCATCTACCTCCCCATCCTCTCGGGGTTCTCGACCCAGCGCAGATCGGAGATGGCCTTCGCAGCCTCTTTGAGCACCACCCCATACAAGGCGGCCAAACACTCCACGCAGACGGGCCGGTGTTTGTGGGAGGAGTACCAGTCCACCTTGATGGGCACGAGGGAGGTCTCCACGCGATCTGCCCCACAGCACCAACAGATTCGAGAGGGTTCGGGGAGGGGCCGCGGAATGGCGGCCTGTATCGCCCGGAGGCTCACCACCATCGCCTTCTGAGGGGGGATGGGGGCCTCTGCTAGGTGCCTCAGAAACTCCTCCAACGAGGCGACGTCCTGCTTCAGGGCCAACTCGTACCACTCCTCAGCGTGTAGGTCCGCCCAATCCTGTTTCTCGAGCTTCATGGCTCATTCCTCCTTCGCGAAACGGCGCGTGATCGCGCCGATCTCCAGGCCAACGCCCACAATATAGGACAAATAGGATGCTTTGTCAACCGCCTGTTCAGAGGCTAGTTTACCATGGTAAACCAAGCCCTTGCCTCAGAAACAGGCCACATTTGCGGGCCAGGAAGCTGGACAAAATCGACGTGAACGACTACCTTTATAAGCGGCCAGGCCCCCAGCCCCCCACATCCCCTTCGTGCACTCCAGGCCAACGACTGCACGTCGGAACCGGGGGTCCTGGCCTTCTTTCTCTCTCCCCCACTAACACCTTGACAACATCTGCAAGCGTGGCTAGACTCCCCCGTAGGCCTGGAGGTGAAGCCATGAGAGACGTATCCGAAGAGTGGGTCCCGTTGATCCACGTCGTAAAGAAAGACCGCGTCGAAGAGGAGCTGTCCTTGGCGCAGGGAGCCCCCGAGTCCGTGCAGGACGCCTTGGCCCTCGCTTTGTCCGCCGCCAAGTGGATGGAGGCAGCCGTCCAGATGAAGCGGTCGGGGCGCCTAAGGGACAGCATCCCACTCGGCTACATGGCCAACTGTGGGGCTTGCCGTCGGTGGCACTTCGTGTCTCAGACATCGGAGGGATGTGGGATCTGCCCCCTGCGGGAAGGCCAGCCCGAAATCTACTGCTTGCGCGTCGGGGGTCCCAGTGGAGGGCTAATAGGCTGGCGCAACCGCGAGGGCATCATCAAGATCTTCAACCACATCATGGCCTGCTACGCGAAGGCCTACGCAGCGGTGCCGCCGGAGTACCGCGGGGAGGAGTGAGATCGGTGAAAATCAAGAGTGCGAAGCACGGAGACGGCGAGGCCCCGGACGGGTTCGAGCCGCTCCCGGACGAGGTCGTCCAGACCGAGCGAGGACGCGTCGAGGCGCTGGTGAAGCAGGTGGTGGCCTGGACGATGCGGGACCGCCTGGAGGTCGCTCAGGAGCTGCTGAGGGGCGATCCTGCGGCCGTCGAGGACGGGCCCGCCAACAACGTCGTCGAGAACCACGTCTCCCAGCTGGCCCGGCGGCTGTTCCAGAAGTGGTCCGAGGAGGAGTCCCTCGACGGGGTCGAGCTGTGGGAGGGCCACTGCGTGACCGACACCCACGGGTGGTTCCAGATCCGCGGTGACGCCGAGCGGCTGGAGGACGCGACCTACTGGTTCATCGTCGATCCGGGGAGCCGCGGCGTCTACGCCATGCGCCCCGGAGACGGCGGCGAGCCCACCGTGATGTCCGACATCCTGGTCATCTCGCCGGACTCACCGCTCAAGCAGGCCTACCTGGGCCGGAGAGTGAGGAGGGTCTGATGCCCCGAGAAGCCGTCCTGACCGAGTCCCTGTCGTTCCAGTCGAGCAGGGAGTTCAAGAACCTGCTGCAAGAGACCGCGCAGACCCACGGGCTCACCATGAGCGACGTGGTCCGCAGGTCCGTCGAGGCCTTCGCCGAGGGAGGGGGCCTCAAGGCCCTGAAGGCCAAGGGCAAGCGGATCGTCATCTCGGCCAACTCCGACCCCGAGGACCTGGAGGCCGCCGCCAACATCCTGCGGATGATGCGGGGGGAGGAGTGAGGTGGGAGACCTGAACGAGTTCTGCAAGCTCTGCGGGGAGAGGGCGACCGCGTCGCTGTCGAAGAACAGCGGGGCGAGCCTGGGGACGCTGGAGCACCGGGAGATCGAGGTGCAGGCCGAGGACGGGTCGCTGGTGCGGGTGGGGTGGAACGCCCACGCCTTCCTGATGGCCAGCTCGCCGTACCGTGAGATCCCGATCTGCCGGGCCTGCATGGACTCCCTGATGAGCGGGGCTCACCCGACCCAGGTCGCCAACAACTCCTCGTTCCCACCCCACGCCGTCCGCCGGCGCTAACCTACCCCTCCAGCCCGAGCCGCTCGCGCAGCTTCGCCAGGTGGCCCCAGGTCTCCTCCCACTCGTCGCGGTGGATCCCGTAGGGCGGCTCCTCCAGGGGCGGCAGCTCCTCGGCCTCGAGGGCGATGTCGTTCTCGAACTTCGAGGTGCGGTGCCAGGTGTTGGCGGAGTGAATGAGGATGATGCCGGGCACCTCCCACTTGAACCACCGCATCACCTCGGCCTCCTCGAGGCTGCGAGAGAGCGGCATCACCCACTCCGAGTCCTCCCCGATCAGCTTGTTGGGGAAGCGGAAGGCCTGGGCCGTGTCCTTGTGGAAGGCGCAGAAGGGGATGTGCGGGTAGGTCATCGAGTCCCGCGCCCGGAACCACAGCATCTCGTCGAGGATCAGCCGGTGGTTGACGCAGAGCATGGCCATCCGGTGCCCGCTCTCGATCGCCTCGCCGAGCAGCTCGTGGTGCCGCGGGTGGTGCCAGTCGTCGTCGTCGTGCCACAGCAGGACGTCGTGCTCGATCGCCTCCAGGCCCACCTGGCGAGAGCGCCCGACCAGGGCCGAGGGCTCGAGCCGGATGAACTCCAGGTCGGACACGCCGGTCTCCCGGCGCACGTCGTCCGGCCTGACGGCCCGACCCGCTTCCGACGAGTCCACGACGATCAGCTGGTCCGTGGGCCGGGTCTGCTTGCGCAGGTTCCAGGCCCACCACTCGAGCCACTCCGGCCGGTTCTTGGTGACGACGATCGTGGAGAGTTTCACAGCTCACCTCCTCCGAGGAAGGGACACGCGCGCAGCAGGGGCATTACGTTGCGGGAGACGTCGTGGGGCTTGCACATCGCCGCGAGCTGGCGAGCCGGCAGCTGATCCACTTCGCGCAGGTCGACCGGGTCCGGGGGGAACCGCATCCCGAGACCCTGGTAGTAGTCGTGGAACTTGAAGCCTCGTCCGAGCACCCGGCCGCTGAACTCGACCCACAGGGACGGGATGCCGTAGGAGTCAGCCGCGATCAGGCCGTGCAGCGCCGACGAGGCGATGGCCTTGCAGCGCAAGACGTCCGCGATGACCTGAGAGGGCGGCGACGTGACGTCGATGAAGCAGACGTCGGCCGGCAGGTGCCGCAAGGCCGGGTGGTCGTGGTCCACGTAGTGCGGGATGATGCCCAGGGAGTACTGGTCGGTGCGCTCCCCACCGTAGGCCAGAGGGAGCAGGATCGCCGGGTCGCCGTAGACGGCCGGGCACTCGACGCCCTGGTCCTGGAGCCACTTGCGTGAGAGCGGGCCGCGGACCGCGTGGACCTTCTTTGGCTTGCAGATGAGCTTCAGGTGCGGCCCGATCACGCCCGAGCCCCAGACCTCCATCGGACCACAGGGGTGGTCGAGGATCGAGCCGCTGACCAAGTAGCCCGGGGGGTTGATCGTGATGCGCGTGGGGCGGCCCGACAGCTTGCTGACCAGCCGCGCGTTGATCGCGTCCCCGAAGTTCGGGTCCTGGTGATAGTAGAAGATCGGGATCGCTTCTCGCTTCATAGGAGCCCCTGGATGCGCAAGATGACGTGGTGGGTCAGCGTGGCCCGCGCGAGGCGGTAGGCCTCGTCCGTCAGCCCGAACCGATACCGCCGGGCCGCGGCGATGATGCCGTCGTACTCCTCCTGGCTCATGGTCAACAGGCGCTCGCGGAGCTGCCTCGTGTGGAACCACTTGGTCTTGGGGTTGAAGTACGGCGAGAGGTCCACGTAGGCCTCGGCGGGCACCAGCTCGCTCACGGTGGGTGAGCCCAGGTAGAGAGCCACCCGGTCGGTCAGGAAGGCGTCGTGTAGCTTCTCGCTGACGTAGTTGGGGCAGCGGCAGTTCTCGAGCGCGAAGACGAAGGCCGCGTTGCACTCGGCGATCTCGGCCCACTTCCTCTGGCGCCACGCGCCGTCAGGCTCGCCGGTCTTGGTGTCCACGTCCCAGCCGGACCCCCGCACCACCATGCTGGGGTAGTCTTCGAGGAACCGCTCGACGATTCCGGCCCGCGGCCCGTAGAGGTTGACGCACCCCGGGTAGTCGGGCATCTGCTCGAACCCGTACCGACTCCCCGCGTAGTAGATCGTGCGGTCACCCAGGGCCGTCGTGGATCGCACCACGGACTCCGCCCACCGGGAATGGTAGGGGAAGACCATCGGGTTCGACGTGTTGGAGAAATCTCCCAGCACCCACGGCCTGCGCATGAAGCCGTAGAAGCTATGAAAGCCCCCGTGGTCCCCGTAGAGCTTGATCCGGTGCGGCGCTAGCGGCGGCTCGTTCATGACGATGATCGAGCGGTTCGGGGGCGTGGGGTGGCGATAGGTGCTGAAGTAGACCCAGAAGTCAGCCTCCTCCGGGTCGTCGGTCACCCGGAACTGCCGATCCATGAGGGCCGGGTCCAAGCTCGAGAACTCATCGACGAAGACCCTCACTTCGGATCCTCGTAGCCGTAGGCCTTGGCCACGGCGGCGTAGGGCGCCCACAGGCGCTTCCAGTGCTCCTCCGGTACTTCTTCCCGCCACGCACCGGCGCGCCCCTTGCGGAAGAACCTGGGCGTCTCCGCGTGGAAGTCCGAGAAGGGCGGCAGGGGCTCGCTGGTCAACACCGGGGGCTCGTGCCGCAGGATCCGGCCTAGAGCGGCGCGGAGGGTCTCGACGCCGTCCTTCAGGAGGTCCTCGTACCGCACGAAGTCGGAGATGTGGCCGCCCCAGTCCTCGAGCCACTTGACGTACCACCCCACCCACTTGTCACGCCTCCAGACGCACTCCAGGGCCTCCTCGAAGGGGCCTGGGTCTCCCTCGTAGACCTGGGCGTAGTGAGCCCGAGAGACGAGCGTGTCGAGGGGGTGGCGGACGACCACGAGAGCCGGGTTGTGGCTGACGTGGCGCCGCTCGTGGGTCTTGTAGGCCCACAGCCGGCTCTCGGGGGCGTCTCGGTTCAGCTTGCTGGCCAGGGGGCCCTTCAACGGGCTCGAGGCGCGGTAGGGCGACACCGTCGAGATGCCGAAGTGGTGCTCCAGCAAGAGCCGGGTGAAGGTGTTGCCGGTACGCGGGTAGGACGCGAGGAAAAAGTTGTGGTGCTTCACGGGGAACCTCCAGGCTCTACCAAGGTAGCCATCCGCGGCCCACCATGTCAAGGGGAGACGCCTCCCCGAGAGGGGAGGACGCCTGTGCTTACAGTCGAGAAGGGAGATACCGAGAAACCCGACAGGGCTTGCCGGGAAGGTATCAGATTCGGGGTCGGACGGTCAAGCCTTTTTGGGGGGAGGCTGCACGGCTTCAGCGTAGTCGTGAGCCTCGGATCCCCCCTCGATGCGCTTCACCGCCCGGCCGTTCTTGAACACGATCGCGGTCGGCAAAGCCTCCACCTTGTGCTTGCTGGACAGGGCCTCGTTCTTGTCCACGTCCACCATCAGCACCTCGGCTTTGTCGCAGACGTGGCGCGCTGCCTGCCGGATCTCCGGCTTGGTCTCCTGGCAGGCTCCGCACCAGTTCGCGACGAAGGCCACCATGACGGGCTTCTTGGACGACTTGATGATCCTCCGGGCCTCTTCCGCCTCGACCGTCCGCACGGTGCGCTTGCACTTGCGCGGGAGCGGCTTGGTGTGTTTCCGTAGATCGTCCAGTCCCATCACGGATCCGTTGGCGAGCGCGTTGGCGTCCTGGGGGTTGAGCTGACGCTCCCTCCCCTGGTGCTGCAACACGTACCCCTTCCGCGTCCGGGTCACCGGCCCGAGGAAGGTGAAGGTGGTCTCGCCGATCCCGATCGTCATCGCAGGTGGGGGCGGCCTACTTGCCGCGCAGCAGGCACCGCTTCTTGCCCTTGCGGGGACCGCTCTTGGCCGCCTTGGACCACTTGAGGCACTTGCCCTTCTTCTTCTTGGACTTGGGCTTGGCCCACTTGAGGCACCGCTTCTTGCCAGCCGCCCGCTTCAGACACCGTCGCTTCGTCGCCATGATTCGTTTCCTTTCTTTCTTCTCCGAGGGCTCCCTCGCCCTCTTGGTTCCCGCGCGTTAGCGCGTCACGCGGACCGGCCCGAACCGGCGCCGCATCTCCTTGTAGCTCCGTGGGGATCCCGTCGCCCGGCAGTCCCTCATCGGGATGAGCCTCGGCCCGACCCAGCCGTTCGACTGCGCGACGCACGCGCACCGCCAGCCCCGGTCGCCCATGCGCATCTTGAAGTGATCGCTGATGCAGCGGGCGTTCTTCTTCGGGCCGGTTCCGCTCTTGCGAGCGCGGCTCTTCTTCGGGGCCGCCTTCTTGCCCTTGCACTTCGCCATCGGCGCCGGCTTCATCTTGGTCGAGATCTCGTAGCAACGCATCCCGGCCTTCGTGCGCTTCTGGCGGTATTCCTTTGCCATTGTCCCTTTCTCCTTTTCGTAGTCTCCAAAGGCCCCAAGCCTTGGAGGATCATCTTGCACTCTGCCGCGCTTCAGCCTACCACGTCGGCTTCTCCGAGTCCACGCAAAGTTAGACTATGGGTCCGTGACGGCTCACCCCCGCGGCGTTCAACCTGTCGTTGATCCACCCCTCCACTCCCTCGAACTCACCCAGGCTGCTGATCAGGTCGTCGGCGTAACCCCACGTCTCGTCCAAATTCTCGTACACGTTGTCGAGCTGCTCGATGTCCGCGTTGGTCAGAGCCTCGAGGCCAGCCTTCGTGGACCGGAGCGCGATCTGCCGCAAGAGGGCGCCGAAGTTGCCCCCGGTCAGCTCGATCTCGTAGAACCCCGTCTTCAGGGTCTGCTCCATGATGTCCATCAGGAAGGTCATGCCGATGCTGATGGCCATCTGGAGCCCCACGCCGAGTGGAGGGCAGGCGGCCGTGACGAACCCGGCGACCGAGCTGCCGATGGCCATCGACGCCTGCGTGAAGATCATCAGCGCCTTACCACTCGACTTCTTGGATGCGCTGTTTTGCCGCCGGGCGAAGATGGTGTTCTGCCACTCCTTCGGCCAGGTGATCATCGGGCGCATCGGGCCGGCGGCCCCGCTCCACGCGCCGAGGCGCATCGACCCGTCGGAGGCGGCCAGCAGCTCCGTCCCGGAGGGGATGGCTCCCGGCTTGGGAACCCGCTCGACGATCTCCCGGAGCAGCCACTCGGTCGGCATCGGGCCGGCGTCGCTCACGACCACGCCCGTCGTGGTCAACGGCATCCGCTCACCCGTGTCCGGGTGCTCGAGGACGCCGTACCGCTGCTGGTTCATCGTCCGCATCTCGTTGACGCGCGTGCGAGAGGCACAGCCGATGCCCCAGGCCAGGCAGTGCCTGATCCACCACCCGGGTGGGTCGTAGAGCCCGCTGTGGATGCGCCACATCTCGGCGGCCCAGACGAGCCACTGGCAGTTGGCATAGTACTCGGCGACCGCCTTCGCGTGCTGCTCGTTGTGGAAGACGAACTCCCCCTTGTGCCTCGGGACGGCCCTGGAGGATTGGCAGTCGCGGAGTTGGCTGACCTGCTCCGCCGACAGCTCCCAGATGTCCGCGTCCTGGTACTCTCGGACCTGATCCTCGGTGAGTTCGCAGTTCGGGCCGAAGTCGAACCCCTCCATCACGGCGTCGAAGAGCGAGGAGCCGAAGTGGAAGCGGTTGAAGCGCCAGGGAGCCACGACGTCTCCGGTGTTGCTGCGCTCCATGTCCCACTCGATCAGAGACTTACCAGCCTCGTAGAAGAAACTGGCGATGCTCTTGCCGTTCAAGCTCTGCCACTTGTCCTGGATGCCTCGCTGCTTGTGGCCGAGGATGTACCCCCAGTCGTAGAACGCGAGCCATCCGGGGGGTACGCTGCCGTGTCCCACAGCTGTAGCGAACGGGATCATCGGGGAGGGGAACTCGGCGTACCGCTTGATCCAGACGTCTTGGACCTGATAGTCCTCGCGGATGACCTTATCGGGGTTGGTGCTCGCCGCGTCAGAGAATCCACAGTCGAACGAGTAGTGCGCCTTGGCGAGCATATAGTGGGTCATGGCGTTCTGGGTCATCGTGCCGTGCAGCACGAGCGCACCCAACCAACCGGGGTAGGGGCACGGGCCCTCACGCCGGAAGGTCGTGCCGAACGCTGCCCCACCGGGGGAAGGCTTCCACCGCCCCCGCGACTTCCACCGCTCCCGCGACTTCCACGGAGTCCAACGCTCCGGGTCGGCGGCGATCAGCCGGGCGTTGTTCTCGACGGTCGTCAGGTGGCCCCCGTACATGGCGTTGAGCTGCGGTCTACTCAGGCGGACGGGGGGCTGGCCGCGGAACTTGCCCGTCAGGACGCCACGGAGGGCCGCAGCGCCGAATCCGACGCCGGCAGCCGCCAGGGCGGCCTTCCAGTTCCGGGTCGCGTAGTAGCCGGCTCCAGCGCCGCCTGACGCGAGCACGAGCCCTTCGATGAGGGGTCGGTACCTCATCCCCTGGCCTTCCACCAGTAGTAGCCGAGGTACCCGGCTCCCAGGACTCCAGCCCCGATCCACAGCCACATGAAGGGCGGCATGGCCCCCGTCGCCGTGGCCCCGACGGTCATCTTCGGCAGCGCAGAGGTCTTCGGATCCGCTGGGGGCCTCCGGTGCACGCCATGGGGCTCGATCGGTGTGAAGGTCCTCATCCGTCCTCACACGCCGCGTCGCAGTAGTTGGCCATCGTCAGGCACCAGTTCCCCATGGTGCTGCACACGGCCGAGGCCTCGGCCCCAGCGTACCCCTCGTAGCAGCTCTCCTCCCCGTTGCGGGCATCCTCCTGGCACTCCTCGTAGACCTCGTCGCAATCGTCTCGGCACTCGCCGTCCTCGCAAGCCACGACCATCAGAGCTATTGAGATTATCAACATCCTCATCATGACACCTCCTATGCGGTATAGGTAAGACATCATGACGTGTCCGTCAACTCAATGGACCACGAAGGGCCGATCCGCGCCCACGATCACGGACTCGCGGGCCCAGAGGGGCAAGCCGGCGAAGGTGGCGTCCTGCTCGGGCACACACGGATTGCGCCAGAGGTCCGGGCCGCCCATGCGGAGCCAGACGCCGTAGAGGAGCAGGGAGCCCGCCCCGCCGATGCCGAGGCCGGTCAGGACGCCGGTGAGGGACTTGGACACGCCCACGCCGATGACGCTGCCCAGCGCGCTCCCGGCGAGCCCGACGATGGTCAGGGTCTTGGCGTAGCTCGTCTTCGCTGCCGCAGTCGCCATGGCCTACTTCCTCTCGCCCACTGGGTCCCAGGAGTCCCAGGTGTCCACACGATCCTGGCAGCGCCAAGCGACTACCTTGAGGGCCACGCCCTTCTCGCCGCGCTTCATCCCCCAAGCCTCGGCGGCCTTCCGGCCTCGACGCCTGGCGGCCTCGATGTTCTTCGCGTAGAGCTTGTACTCCACGATTTCTCGAACGCCGATGCCCCTGTCGAGATCGCGCTCCGTCACCTCTGTACGGTGGGTGTAGGCTTGCACGACGTAGCACCGCTTGCCTCGGGGCTTCGCCTCCCACTTGTAGATCCTGACTGGTCTCGCCATCGTCCTAGCCCCAGCGCAAGCGGTAGCGAGGGGGCATCGAGGTCATCTGCCCCATGCCGGCCATCTCCGACCCGCGAGCGTACTTGTTGACCGCGAAGCCGCCCAGGAGGCCCACCAGGGAGCCTGCCGCGCCGGTGGCGATCCGCGAGGCCGTGGGGGCCACCTTGTCGCCGGTGGCGACGCCCAGCAGGGCTCCGCTCGCCGCTCCGAGGGCCATGATCATCGCGCTGGTCCAGTCGAAGCCCTCGGCTACCGGGGCCGGAGGGGGAGCGGGAGGCGTGATCGGGCCCACGGGTCCGGGTGGCGGCCCGGGTGGCGGAGTGGGATCGGGCGGCTCGGGGTCGGGCGGGATGACGCCCTCGGGGGCGTACCAGGGCTCGCAGATGTCGTGGTACTTCTGCGCGAAGTCCGGGGGGAGCCCCAGACCCTCGAAGAAGACGACGCCCAGCGAGGGCTGGTCGAGCCCGAGCACCTCGAGCTGGTAGCGGTAGGCCGCACCGCAGGTCTTGGGGCCGGGGATCCCGTCGATGTTGCCGGGGTCGTAGTCCGGTCCCTGCGCCTTGAGGCTCGCCTGGATGGTCTTGATGTCGTTGCGCTTGCGCTTGGACTTGCTGCCCCCCGCGCCCTGCGTCCCCGCGGGGCAGGCCCAGAACTCCTCGCCGTCCAGGTGCTGGTAGCGGTAGTAGACGTTGCCGTCTTCGTCCTGGTAGATCGCCTGCATCCAGTAGGGATCGTCCGTCGCCTGGGGCTCCGACGTCGCCGTCAGGCCCGAGGGCTGCGCGCATCGGTTGTACCCCATGGGGACGGGCGGGTAGACCTTCTCCGGGTCCAGCTGCCCCATTCCGTAGAACCTCATCGTCTCCTCCTCTACTCGCTCCCGAAGGCCGAGGCGTCCATCGAGGGCGAGCCTCCTCTGGGCTTCGTGGGCAAGTCGATCACCTGACCCGACTGGGCCTCCATGGTGTCGATCGGCGTCGTCAGTCCGCTGGTCTGGCCGTCGGCCGCGACCCCTCCCACCTCGGGCGTCTCGCCCTCGGGGGCGGGAAGGGATCCCTCTGGGGCGGCCGGCAACGCCGGCGTCTCGGGCATCGGCTCGATGCCACGAGCCGCGTCGATGGCCCTGCGGACGATCCCCTGGGCCAGGTAGCCGGTGATCCAGCCGACGCCGGCGGCTCCCATGACGGCGTACCAGGGCTTGCCCCGCGAGCCCCACAGGGCCGCGGCTCCCACGCTCGTCGTCACCGGCACTCCGTACCGGACGACGTCAGCGACGACCTTCTCGACCTCCATCGGACTGCTCTAGTAGCAGCCGTAGCAGGCGCCGAAGGGACGGTTGACGGCCGCGCGGGTGACGTCCATCAGGCCCATCGGCTGGCCGTAGTCCACGGCGCCCATGCTGCGCTGCACGTCCAGGAGGCCCATGCTGCGCTGGACGTCGAGCAGGCCGAGACCCGCGGCGGCGCCGTTGCCGGGCTTGGCCACGAAGTAGACCGCGATGGCGGTCCCGAGGGCCACGCCGGTGCTCGCCAGGGTGGCCAGGGCGCCCGACTTGAAGTTCGAGGAGCCCTGATCCTTCTGCGAGCCGAAGACGGTGTAGCCGAGGCTGCCGCTCAGGAAGCTGCCGACCGTGCCGATTCCGAATGCCAAGAGTCGCTGAGTGTCCATGTTTCCGTTTCCTTTCTCCTGACCCCTATCCGTGCAGGAGCCACTTTTTTCCCGCCTCGTACACGTCCCGCAGGAAGTAGAGGCCAAATGCTCCGGCTGCCACCAAGGCTCCGTAGAGGAGGGCCTGGCCGTAGGCTTGGCCCCAGGTCTTCCTCTCTTGTAGCTTCAGCGACGCCATTTACCTTCTCACCCTCCCGAGTGCTCCCGGTCGATGTGGGCCACCATCCCGCGCTCCGTCTTGAGCACGCGCCCGCAGTGGAGGCACTCGAAGCGGCCGTCCTCGGTCTCCGCGTAGTCGTAGGACTCCACGCTCACCTCGTCGTCCGCGGTGCCGAGCTTGCCATCCGGCCCGGCCTCCACGGTGGTTTTCGTGGTGCCGATCTTGACCTGGACTTTCGGCGGGGCTTCGGGG